TCCTTCTACTACCGTTACTCCTTCTACTACCGTTAGTCCTTCTACTTCTTCTGGTGGAAGAAAAAGAACGTATAAACACGGTGGTTATTCCGCAAATACACCACTAAATGGTTTAGCTTCTAGAGCTTCTCCATTTTCAGGAAAAACAGCTCAACCTCAATCTTGGGTTGGTGGAAAAACAAGAAAGTGTCGTAATAAAAAACACACTAAATCATGCAAACATAAAAGACATCGTAAACATTAAACATTAAACATTAAATTTTAACTTTATAAATATAAATTTATTTTTATATATTTATAAAATAAATAGTAATAATATTATAATTATTTTGATTTTTCCATAATACGATAAAAAATATAAACAGCTAGTGCTGATAAACTAGCAAAATATAGTTGAGCTAGAGGGTCCTCTGGTAACTTTATTGTTTCAGCATTTTCAGAAACACTTTTAAATGTCTCTCTACATTTAACTCCTGATATTGGATTTTTACCATTTGAAAAACTACAAGGGTCCATATTTTTAATGTCTGTAACAGTTACATAATGTGTTTCACTTGATTTATTATTGTTAATATCAATTGTCTGCATAGTTAATTCTTGACATGGTGGTGTTGAACCAGATAAAAAGGACTGCATAATAGCAAAAGGATTCAAGACATTTAAGTTACCCATAGATCCTGGTACTAGACCTTTAAATTCAGAAAAATTGGCACCAAGACCAGAAGATATAAATGGAATATTTCCTTCAGGAACATTATTTACATAAATATATCTGTCAACTTGATTATTAGTTGATGTATCTATACACTTAGCACCTGTTTTAAGAAAAAATTTATTTCCTAAAGGGCTACCAGTAGATGATGCGTGACTTTTTCCAGTAACAAGAACTTCAACATATTGAATTAAACCATTAATATCTTTACCTAAGGCAGATAAAGTTCCAGCATCACTCATACCAATTTCATTTGGTAGTTTAATATTTTTATAATAAGGATAGGTAGGTCCTAATAATTTATCTTGGACGTTTCCAGCGTCTTGTAATACTTCCTCAAATAAATTAGACATGAATACTTAAAATATACAAATATATTTATTTTATTATAAATAGTTATAAACAAATTAGGTAACTAAATTTGTAGATGTTGCGGTTGTATTGTCATCAACAGCACCAGTTATTTCTGGTGGAGTTGTACCTACTTTCTGACTAGTATATTGTTGATTAGCTTGAATTAAACCATTTACTTGTTGTTGTAAAGCATCAACATCACTACTTAATTGATTTACTTCATCTGCCATATCTTGAATAACATTTACTCTTTCTTTTAAATATTCAATATTACCAGCATTTTGCTGTGCCAACAAAAATGTATTATCAGATATTTTTTTATCGTATTGTCTATATACCTGATTTACAGTCAAATTAGGCAACATTTCATTTGTTGGATTAGCTGTTGGACTTTGATTTGGAGCGAACGTTGGAACAAACGATGGAACAACATCCAACATACCTTCAATAACAGTAGTCCTAAAATAATTTAAATATATTTGATATCCTATTAATAAAATAAAAAATAAAATTAGTAAATTTATTACAGTAATCATTGCTATATAATATATTATAATACAATAATTGTTTTTTATTTTTATTTTTATTATTTATTTATATTTTTGTTTTTATTATTTATTTACGTAATTTGAGTTATAACAGAGTTAGGGTCAAAATCTTGACCTATATATGTATGTGGATAAAAATTATTAACTGGCTTAGTAACTGGTGGAGGTGATGGGGGATGTTTTTCATCATAAAAAGGTCTAACTGACATAAACTTCTCTATATTTTTTGAATGAAAATGTGCTAAAAATATTTGATAAGATAATAAACAAAACATAAAAACAGTTGTTATTTTTTCTAATAGTTTCATTTTATATAATATACCAGTTTTATTTTCTATAATAATATTATATAAAATGTCGACAGCTTATCATCCATTAGGAATGAGAGCAATGCCTGCTTCAGGATATAATCATAAAAGTACATATTATAATAAACAATATTTATCATGGAAAGGTGTTGGACCAATTGGAAGCAATCCAGTAGGAGTTGCTGCGGGCCATATAAGACCTTTAACAAATAAAGACCCAGGTAATGTATTTCAAACTGGATTTGGTTTAGCAAGACCAATTAAACATTATAGAAAAGGTCGTGTTATTCCAACACAATCAATTACTGCTAATAACCTTGTTGCGCAGTCACCAATAAATAAGAATATTTTGCTTACAATTGATGAAGCAGGATTAATAAATTACAATATGAATAGATATGTATCATCTAGTAAGGGTACATCATTAGGTGGTGGTTTTGGTGGGTCTGGTTTACTAAACGAAATGCAAGATAAACCTGGTAGTTTTATAATAAAACAGAATCCAATATTTCAAGCTAATGAACCCATAAGCGAATCAAGTAAATTAGATAATGGTTGTAAAACATGTGAAGGTGTAGGTATAGTTTCTTCTTTTTATCCTAATAAAGATTATTTAACTGAAAATCCAGAACCAGTTACTGAGAATCGTGTTTTATGTTGTAATCCAGAATATAAAGCAAAAAGAAGAGTAATTTATGCCAGTACTAATTTAAAGAAAAACTACTATACTACTACTAAACAATATTTACAAAATAGATGTCAAACATATGAACAAAAAGCATTTAATTTCCAACAGCCTCGCCCTATTGAAATTACACAATCATTATTAAACTCAGGTGTAACTAGTTATGAATTGTCTACAGCAAAACCAGGTAGTGCTCTTGCTACAACAAATACATATCTAGCTAATTGTTTTCCTAATTTTGATATATATGATGCTACTGAGGATGCTTTGATTGCTAAATTGCTATCAATATTAGTTTCAAAAAATATTTTGACATCAGAACAGGTAGCAGAATATGAGTCTTTAATAAATGCTTATAATTTTGATACTTTATTAAATTACATCAATGGTTTACCAGAAGGAACAAAAGAAAAGGCTCTATCTGAATTTGATTCTTTTATAAATAATCCTTATTGGGGAGTTCCATTTGCCGGACCTTCAAATTCCAATGGTTGTAAATTAACTGTTTATAAACCAAATAATCCACAATATGCCGTCCAAGGTGCTGTTTCTAGTAGCACAAGATTACTTAAACTCAATGTAGATACGATTTCTACAAATGCTGCTTCTATTCAAAACTATAATAATACTGGACCTGAATTAGTAACAGCAAATGAACTATATGCTGGAAACGCAAACAATTACGCAAATCTATTTAAAAATAAGGCTCCTGGATGCAATAATCCAACTGTATTTCAATTTCAAAATAAAAAACTTTGTTATTATAAAAGATTACCAGAGTATCAAAACCCAAAAAGTCAACCTAGTCCATATCGTTATTATCCAGGTACAATATTTAGTTCTAATCATTTCTCTCAATCACCAAATACATACAATACTACTTCAGGTTCAGCAGCATATAAATAAGAATAAAAAATCTCTTTGAATAGTATAAAAAATATATATTATTTATAAAAAAATATATATTATTAAATAGTTGTATCCTCAAATAAGATTGTTTCAATATCTTGAATACAATTTTCTTTAAATTCTCTAATAATAGGTAAAAAAATATTGGTTTTATCTGAGAATTTATTATAAGGTATTTTAAATTTCTCACACCAATTGACCGACTTTTGAATATTATTTTTTTTTATTATTTCAATTTTGTCTTCTTTATTTTTATTTTTTAATATGCTAATTATCATGTCAAGTGTTTCTAGTTGTTGTTGTCCAATTATACAATTTATATCATTAATTTTGTTAATGAAGTAATAAGGTATTTTGTTATTAACTATTGAATAAATATTTTCATAACGTGAATTTTTTATAAAATTATTTAGTTTATTATAATTCTGCTTATAAAGTTCCGATTTAATTTCATTGTTTATAAACCCTTTACAAACTATATATTTTTCAAATGTTGTTATGTTTGTAGTGTTTGGTTTAATAATATAAACTTTATCAAATAACGATGTTATTAGATATATTATATCAACTATTGGTTTATGAAAAATATAATCTATTTTTATTATAGACACACCATTATTACTTTGAAATCTTAATATTAACATAATAAACTCAATCAACATTGTAATATAATTGTTTATATCATGATATTTTTTATCAAAAAACATAAAGTCAAAATTTTTATTAATTATTGAATTATATATTTTATCATTTATTTCTTCAAAATAAACAATTTTATCTTCCTTATAATTCTCACGTATCATTTCAATACAATCAACTGAATCTTCATAGGTAGAACTAATATGTAAAGATTGAATACTTTTGTTTTTAAAACACTCAAATATATTAAGAGTTAATGTTATTTCAAGATAGTCATAAAAAATATTAGTTTTAGGTTTTAATTTGCTAACTGAAAAAACGGAACCAGGAACTTTTGAAAAAATATATTCATATGGATTTACTATTTTTATTATTTCTTCATACTCATTACAAGATAAATCACAATACATAGAAATAATTTGTTTTTTTGTATTTTGATAAAAATTGTATAAACTATGTGATATATATGGTTCAGAATTAGTTAATCCTATACATGGGTCAACAATAATAATATTATTATTTTTTGGTAATATATAATAACTCATAGGTTTACTATTATATATTATAAATTTTATTTAAGTGATTATATAAACTTATTCTTCTTCATCAGATTCTACAATAACAATTGTTTTTGCCGGTTTAGATTTATTTTTTTTAATTATCTTTTTCTTATTTTCAATTATTAGTGGCTCATGATTTTCATCAACCGCTTCGGTAGCACCTACTAATAATAGTTTTTTTGTCAATTTTCTCACTTTTGGTTTAATATTTTTTTCTTCTTCTTTTGAAACTTCAATAGCACGTTTTGTATCTCTAACATTTTTATTAATATCTGCCTCTTGGTACTCACCCAATTCAATTTCAATTTTCTCAGTATTAACCTCTCTAATTTTTTTATAAACAAAATATCTATTCAAGAATGAAATTTTCTTTTCATAACTAGTCATTTTTAATGAGGTTCCATAATCTTTTTCTTTATATTTGTTTATTTTTATCTCTTCTTGCATACTCATAAATAATTCACTAAATAACCCAGAACCTTCTGGAAGCCCTAGAGTCTTTGCCTCTTCTCTTTCAATAATCTTAAAACCATATAACTCAAAAATACGATTTAAATAGTCAAAATTAACAAGGAACTCTACAATATTTTGGTTAATTGATTCTTGATAAACATCAATTTTATATCCAATAGAACTTGAATCATCATCAAAATTATCCGCTCCATAATCTTTAGTAATTTCCCATACTTTTTTACCATCCTCGACTATTTGAATACTTTCACCTGTTTTAACTTTTTTCAACATATTAAAAACAAGTTTTCCATCATAAGCTGTACCAATAAAGTATCCATTTAATCTAGTACATTCAGCAACATTTCTTAAAAATCCTTGTAATGAATCAGGATTTTCAAAGAAATAATGTAAAGCAAATTGACATGAGGATACATTAAATCCTTCTTCACCTACACCATATTGTCTAGATACACCCTTACCAATTTTATCCGCTTCTTTAGGTCCATTACCAAAAATAGCTGATGTTATTTGTTTTGCTTTGTCGTTTAACATAGCATCGCCTTTTCTAATATTATATTCACTTCTACCATTTACGAATAAACAGTATGGCATATTTTTATTATTTTTTTTTTGATTTAAAAACCTAGTACAAGCTCCATTTAATCTGTTCTCAAGATTATCCTTTGAAATATCAATACCAAATACAAATGATAAACGAGCACTTATCCATTTTGGTAAATCTCCTGCTTTTCCACATGCATAGTCTATTAAAGTATCACCTTGTTTTGAGACAGAATTTATAAGTAATTTTTTTACGTACAAGTTATGAAAATCTTTCATTGATTGTGTTAACATTTTACCAGAAGGAGTATTATAATAAACATCTTCACTAACAAGAACAGTTGGAATATTTGACCCAAAACAAATCATATCTTCTGTAACAGGATAATTTATTGACTTCCAGTTATCATTTGCTACTCTAAATGCATTTCCATATTGTGGTTCTCCTCTTCTATACTCTGAAGTCTTATCATGACGTACTCTTAAAGGAATCCATCTCCATCCTTCTTCATAATCAAAATTATAACTAAATTCAACAACTGTATTATCTGTAAACACTTCATTTTCTTCTGAAAACATTTGTTTTACTCCTGAATCATCCATTCTTAACATAATTTTACACAAACCAGCGTCAATGTCATATGGTTGTGTAGGATAAAACCTTCTAGGTACATAGTCATTAGAATATTTATCTGTTTTTTGTTTAAATTCTGGTAGTTTATCATCAATTACATCTTGACATGGATTAATATATCCATCTTTTGATTCACTGAATCCACATCGAAGTTCTAAAATTTTATATTCGTTCAATTGTGTTGATAATGATGAATTAATACCATCTTCAAATATTGGTTTTATTTCATCATCACCTTTAATATTTTTTATAGTAGTTACTAAGAAATCGATTGTATTGTATTTTGGTGGTTTCCATTTGAAAGAATAATCCCAACCTATTTTAGCTTTTGGTCCAGATACACCAATTTTATCTGATCCTACTCCATAAAAAGCATGTGTAAATATTAAACCATCTGTTTCATACTCAAACCTATTTTCACGCACTTTTGTTAAAATTTTATTACATCCACTAAAGATTGTTTCTTTTGCGGACAAAGGATAAAACTCTTTTGTTGTAATTCTAATTGGTGAAATAAGATTATTTGTATTTCTATTATTTTCTAAAATATTTTTAACGGAACCCTTATCTTTTGTGGTTATATCCATTATTGAAACAGCATCCAATGTATTTACTAAAGATTTCAATAAATAGTATCTTGATTTATTTATATCAATCTCTTTATCTGAAGGCATAAAACTATAATGTCTAACATCTACTTTTTTTAAATAATAAATATCAAAAGCAGCATATAAATTTATAAATACACCAAACTTATCTCTAGATATTAACTCACCGTCTAGTATCGAGTCAAAATAACCAGATTTTTGTGTTTTTGCCCCTGTGAATATAACATCCATATTAGTATTTATAAGGTATATTTTACCAATATTATTTATAATCATTAAATGACGGTCTCCATCTGCCTTATCTGTTACAACAAAATCTTTACGAATATTTATTTCATTTGTGTTTTCTTCCAATGGCGCAATATTTACACGTTGTAGTGTACTTGAGTTAGGACCAATAAAATTTTTATTCTTTATTTTTTGTGTTGATTGATATTCATCCGCATAAACTAACTTCATATATGACATTAAAACTTCTTTTTGTTCTGAGTATGAAATTGGATAATTTGTTCCTTGTAGACCACCTAGGACGAATTTAATTACCTTTCTTAATGATTCTAGTATTAGTTTTGGTGAATTGAATTTTGTACCTGGGCCAATAGATTTATTATTTACCTCTATTTCAATCTGATAAATTTCTTGATTGTTAAATACATTTGATTCTTGAGTAGTATATACTCGTTTCATTTGATACCCAGTATCATAAGTATTTCCATTTTTAACAATACTAATATCTACATTAAAAGGATAGTCTGGATGCGTAAATATTACACGATTTAGATATCGAAATGTTTTCTTTGATTTTTTCCATGATTCAATTATATAATTTTTGATACCTGTTTTAATCTTTTCCTCGGTTGAATATGAAACTCTGAAATTAAAGTCGTTGAAATCAACAGGAAATATTCGTTGTTTTTTTTCATCCACAGAAATTCTTTTATTTTCAAACTTAACACATGTAAAATTCTTTTTTATAATTTCAGCAATATCATTATTATTACAATACTCTTGTATGTTATGAAGTCCACTTATTTCAGTTCTTATATCGGATAATTTAAATTTACCAGTAACACTATCTAAATACTCACAGTTTATACGCAAGTAATAATTTCCAACACAATCTGTTGTTGTAAAGCCAAAAGATTTAAGTTTTTTAATCACATTATCATAATCATTTCTCGTTAATGGTTTAATACCTTTAGTTCCAAATTTAACCTCTAGTTCTAGATTTTTATCAGTGTTTACAATAAATGGATTATCAGAATAAAACTGTTTCATAATATTTTCAAACTTTATTTGTGGTGGAGTTTTTTTGTCTGTATCCTCAGCAATGGCTTCTTTTTCTTGTAATAACTCCTTAGGAATTTCATTATTAAAGTTTAAAGGAGCACTATTCTCTTGATTATAAGAGGTTAACAATTTTTGTGGTGGTGAAGAAACAGGAGAAATTGGTTTTAACTTTGATTTGTTCTTTTTCATTAAATCTTTCAAGAATATATATTTATCTCGAGGTCCAAAAGATTCTAGTTGTTTCTGTTGCTTAACAGGTAAACTATCAAAATAATCATTTAATTCCTTATTTGACATGTCTTTTAAAACATTAGCTTTTATTTCTGTTGACTTATATTTTTCCAATTTCTTTTTATTTTCAGCATCCAAATTTTTATAAAATTGATTTAACCCATAATCACCAAAGTCTATTGATTCTATTTCCTTTTCTAAACTCTGATAAAGTGATTTTTCAATAGTACTCATTGTTATATATATAATAATACATATTTTTAAATTGTTATTCATTTTTTTTTAAATTAAAAATGTTGTATTATTGCTTCATATAAATCCTTTTTATTCTTTATCTTGTTAGTATCTTTGTTTATTAATTCGATTCCTAATTTTTGACATATGTCAATCAATTCTTGTTGTTTATAAGCAGTAATCGTTTTAATTGGTTTTTCAATGTTTTCTAATTTATAGTGTGTAGATTTAATATTATCAACAGTATCATTGTTTTTCTCATATCCGAATTTACCATTTCCTAACCAGTATACTATGTATATATCATTTGTGTCATTCATTAATAACTCAAAAAAACTTTTGTTTTTAACAAATAAAACATTCAGGTTTTCTATAACACATAAAGAAAAAAATGTTTTGGTATCAGTTGTATAATCATTTGCCAAATTATTTTCTATGTGGGTCAATGTTGCAAATTTGTAAGTTTTCACTATTTGTTTTTCTTTTCTAATTTTTTCAATATACTCAATCTTCAATTTTTTTTCTATAATAATATTTTTATGTTCTAACATTTCGTAGGTAGTATCACCATTTTTCATAATATAAAAACACCAAAACAACGAGTCTTTTTCTTTAGGAATAAATACCATATTTTGTGGTTTTAAAACATTTTGTTTTATATATGAATCTTTTTTTTGAACCAATCTATTTTCTTTATACTTTATTTCTAATGATTTCCTTATATTTATTTCGTTCAGCATATAATCCTGTAATATTTTTAATACATGATTATAATTATTGTTATTGTTGTTGTTGTTATTGTTATTGTTGTTATTGTTATTGTTGTTATTGTTATTGTTGTTATTGTTATTGTTATTATTATTGTTTATGTGTTCCATTATTAATTAATTTATAATGTATCTTTAATATCTTTCGAGAAATATGTATTTTTATAATCTTCTTTCTGTTTCTCAATTTTATGTAGGGAAATTTCCTGTGTATTTACATATTTAATATAAACACTAATCTCATCTAAAATTTCTTTCTTAAGTTCAGATAAATTAATATGTACTCCATATTTATTCTCATTTAAAGTGATATCTTTGTGTTTACTTAATAGTCTTAAAACTTCAACTTGATTAAATTTATTCATATTTTCAATCGTTTCTCTAATATAATTTAACTCACTAACAGAAAAACTATTATTATCGTTTGTAGACATTGTAACTTCCATTTTTATTACTTTAAAACATTGTTTTGTTTTTAAATCTATTTATTATGAAGTATCATTGTTTTCTATAAAAAATGATATTTGACAAAATATATTACTGAAAAAAGGGCACTTATAAATAATTGATAGATAAAATATTTATTCCTCATCAATAACTAGTTTAGGTTTAGCAAACCCTTTTGAGACATTGTCATAAGCTTTTTTCTTATAATCAATATCTAATTTTGGTTTAACCAATTCACCTATAATAGAAACATATTTATCATTAAGTTCAAATCTTTGTCCTATTACACGTACATTAATGATGTCTCCTATTTGAATTTCAGAAAACTGATTGTTATTATAATGATGATCTTTTGCTATAAAAACAACAACTGGTGTTGGAACATCACTAGAACTCTCAGCTCTTACTCCAGCTTTTGTAATATTTTTAACGGAACATGATATTAACATACCTTCAACTGGAAAACAAACTTCACATTCAAAAACTACTTCAAATTTAATTGAACTTCCTCTAAAAATAACACCACTTGAGTAGGTAATAATTTTCGAAGAATTCGGTTTAATAAAACCTTCTACTAGACATTTACCTTCAAAATTACTAGAAATACTAAGTTCAATAGTCTCTTTTATATTTTTACCAATAGCAGTAATTGGTAATACTATACTTCTTGTAATTAAACATCTTGAATAAATTGAAGAAACCTTAGAGTCTTTTTTTTTATATATTTTTTGTTGTGGTTGTTTCGATAAGACTTCCATTATTATAATTTATATACATATTATCTTTTAATTGTTTTTCAATTTTATTTATAAAAAATAAATATCATTATACAAACACTTTATATAGTTTATAATATATCGCCATTTCTGGTGTAAAAAACCATTTTTTATTATCTTTCTGAATTACATTAAAATATCTTAAAATAAATTCTTGAATTACACATAATTCAGCTTCTCCAATTGATTGAGTAATTATATTTCCATCTTCGTCTTTTTTAGCTTTTGTTGTTTCATTTGTATACTTATCTTCACCAATAATCTCATTAAGTTTTTTCATTGTTTTATCTTTCCCTGCTTGGTTACATCTTGCGCCTGTATCACGAGATGAACTTATATCTTTTGTTTTAAAAACAAGAAATTTATTGTTTTTTTCGTATCCAATAAACCCAACAATTTTATTATATTCTTTGACATCATAAGCTAAATCACTCCTTGCTTCCTTGGATGTTGCTATTTCTCTCTGGTCTTCTGGTCCTGCTTCAACCCATTCGTTTTTATTATCTAATATTAATATAACTCTTTTATTTATATTGTACATGATAATAGCTTGTAAATCTTTTGTGACAATACTTATTTTATCGAAATATTGTTTAGCTATGTCCTCTAGTGAATTTTTTGTAATTTTATCTAAAGAATATAAATAATTCATTAAATTCAACTTATCATGGTATATTAATGATTCAATCATATGTGCTACTAAAAACCCAATTAAATGTTTCGTTGAATCAGGGTATTCTTTTGACATTTTTTTAATAACAATACCACAATGTTTATACCAATTATCATCAGCTCTTGGAACTTTAGTAAGCTTTGAATATTCATTTGTAATATCAAAGTTTATTTGTAATTCATCTAAAACTTTTTTACCTAAATGATTTTCAGTTATAACATTATCGTTTTCTAAAACAATAACATTTCTTTTATCTATAACAGGTTTTACAATATTTTGTTTTATCTCAAAATTAATCATACTATGTTTATAATCTAATGGTACAGATCTGTCAAAAATAGATATGTTTTTATCTTTTAACTCAATCGGTTGAAATAAATAATAGTCATCAATATTAACTAATCTTCCATTTCTACCATATTTGTCAATAATAAATTCATTATTATCTTCAATTAATTGTGTTAAAGCAGCATAAATCTGAACGAGTGGATACTCTTTTGGTGTTCTTATTGAAGATATTAAAACAGATTTTTTATAGAAAAAACTTTCTTTCATAAGCATACGAATTCTTTGAAGAATTTTTTCTGAATTTGCAAATATAAAATTCTCATTATATGAATCTTCGTTTAAATCTTTGTCAGTGATATCTTTATTTGGTCTACAAGAATAATTACATGTTGCCATATAGTCACAAGCTGGAGAAAATGGTGAGTCTCCTATTTTAAAACTATTTAAAACTATTCCATTTGACAGTTCTTGCGTAATTGGTTCTTTCAAACTAAGAGACATTATTTCTTGTGTAAAGTTTGTTTGGTCATGATTAATAATACAATCTACGGCGGTTTCTTTTAGTACACGTGTTACTCTTCCAATTTGAATTGCTTTAAATTCAGCAACACGATATACATATAAATCAGCAGCTTCTTCTTTGTTTTCATTCTCTAAAATTGTTCCATACATAAAAATCTCTACATTTCTTTTCTCAAATGGTAAATCTTTGTGACTAAAATTACGAACAGCGCGTCCGATAATTTGCTCTATACGATTCATGTTATACCAAGGTTCTAATATATGAACTTGACGAATAAATTTTAAGTCAATACCTTCTGAACCTGCTTTCGAAATTAAAACAACCTTTACTTTATTCCCTTCTTTATTGTCTTCGTTTGTTAGACCTTTTACCTCAAAATCATTATCAGGTGATAATCTAGGGTCACCAGTAATCATTGAATAACGAGCAGGTGTAAAATTTTTTTTATCTGCTGGTATTTTCATTGTATGAACGTCAACAACATCAACGGGTCTATTTTTAAACAATGGAGTTGCGTTTTTTCCATATCGTGTAAATCCCATTTCTTCTAAAGCAAGTGCCATTGGAATTAAACCACTATCAATATACTGTGAATAAATTAAAATGATTCCTTCAGAAACTTTGTTTGTTTTAGGATTTAATATATTATCTAGAATAGTTTTAATTTTTGAACTATAAATTCCAATATTTTCATGAGAGAAAATTTTACCATAAGTGTCTAGTGTTGTTTTTTTATACTCAAAATCACCCTTTTTAGGTGGTGACTTGTCATCTATATAATTCATCATTCTTTCTAATCCTGTTCTTCCTGTTAGTTGATGAGGGTCTATTGAAAAGGTTTTAGTAGGAGTATTTTCACCACCTATAATAGTATAATTTTTTGATGTTGAATATAAAGATTCTTCTGATTCATCAGTTATATTAACAGGGCCTACTATATCATTATCATTATTATCATTATTATCATTATTATCATTATTATCATTATTATCATTATTATCATTATTATCATCATTATAAGCTTTTTTATCTAATGACTCTTCTAAAAAATCTTGCGAAAGTTCTTCAGAAAAACTTTCTTTTGGTATATGATCTAATATATTTTTTAAACCTTGAATTGGATATGAAATAATCAATGATTCTAGTGGTGTTTGTAATAATGTATATCCAAAAGATTCCATATTTTCAAAATTAGGCATATCTTTTACGAGACCTGTTTTTGTTGTAATTGAAAATTTTTTATTTCTTAAATTATAAATAATATATTTGTAAACACAATATTGACATTTACCACACATTTCACAATTACCAATTGTATTTAAATACAAGCTTAAGATTCTTTTTTTATCTTCATTTTTAATTTTCTTTAAATTCATTTGATATGATGGATACTTTATGTATGAAAATGTATGTTCTTTGGCAAATTCATTTGGATAAATTCTATAAGGAAATGTATATGGGTTTTCACCTCTAACAAATGAAACATATCCAGTTGCTTTTCTTATTAACATTTCTTCTCCGTTTTTCTTAAAACCTCCATTTTTATCAAATATATCTCGTGACTCAACTCTACTGCGTCTGTCATTCGTATTCATTAAATTTAATAGCCAAATTATCTCTTTGTATGTATTATACATCGGTGTAGCAGATAAAAGTAAAAATCGCATATTTTCCGCTGCTTTTACTAATAATTCAAGATTTATAGCTACTTTTTTATTTTCATTATCATCTGTTTTACGAATATTGTGAACTTCATCAATAACGATTAATCTATTATCAAACTCATTTTTTAAACGTCTAATAATACGATGATTCAATGTTATTTTTACATCCTTTAACATTTGGATTTTTGTTTTCTCTCCAGGTTTTCTTTTATTAACTATTTTATTTTTTTCTATTTGAACTTCCTCCTCATAATTCATAGTTTTAATAATATAATTTGCAAATTGTCCATATCCTAAAAATATATAATAGGTGTTTATTAAGTTTTTAATTTGACTTACAACTTTATCTCTTGGTAATCCTTTCATGTTCATTGGATTAATTTCTTGAAGTAATTTATTTCCAGTACATGCTCGAATATTCCAAATACCATCTATTTGTTTTAATTTTCTCTCATCAAATAACTGTAACTTAAAATTATCTTGAACGTTTTCAGAAGCAACAATAATAATTCTTTTTGTTATTCCTATTTGTTTCATATAGTCACGCATTTCTTCACATACTCCAATAGCACTACATGTTTTTCCAGTACCTAATCCATGGTAAAGTAATAAACTATTATAAGGTGTTTGAGATGACATAAAGTTTTTCACAAATGCTTGATGAGGTTGTAACTCAAAATCTGCTTTTGCTAAAATATCAGCTTGTTTTTTTATATTATCATAAATAGTACCGTCATATTTTGTGTCATAAAATTCTTTCTTTACTGATATTTTAATATTAAAATTGTTATCACTGAGATTTGGGTATAAATATGGGTCACTTTCTGGGTTATTATTAAGATATTCTTCTTCTAATATTTCTCTCTTCAGTAAAAATTTGTTACATTCATTTGAATAAAAATTTTCATTATTACATACTAGTTTATTAAATTCTGATTTCAAATCATTTTTTGTTATTTTGCTTGTCTTAACATCAGAAACATTTTTTTTAGAAGTCTCATTTTGAATTGGTGTTGTAGAAGATGTAGATGTAGGAGTTGAACTAGTAGAACTAGAAGAACTAGAAGAACTAGAAGAACTAGGAATTTTAGATGAAGTTGTAGAAGATTCTACAACTAGTAATTTCTTTTTTGGTAAGTTATCAGACATAATACTTATATATTAAGAATATAATCTATATTCTTGTAATACTTTATTTATATTTGTAATTAGTTTTATTTTTTCTAAATTATATGGTCTTATTGATTCTAAACAGTTATCAATTGTTTTCCATTCGATTTTGCTAACCTCTGTTAGTTGATAATTTTCTAAATTTTCTTCACTATCATTCATATATGCTAAAAAATATTTGTGTTTATATGACTTATGATTTGTACCTATAAATATTTCCTCAAATGGTAATATATTTTCCACAACTATGATATTCTCTTTTGGGATTCCAGTTTCTTCCTCAAATTCCCTCAACGCACAATCTAAATCATTTTCTTTATGATTTCTTCTGCCTTTTGGAAACTCCCATTCTGTTTCAAACCATATAGTGGTACTTTTTTCTATAATATCTTTCAATGTAATAATTTCATCATTTATGACAACACCATTTTTAATTGTTTCCATTTTTTTGGAAGACGTTATCTCCTCATTTTTGTAATGTATATTACTAGAATTACCCCACATATTTAACCATAAATCATTAAATGAGTCGGATAATATTCTCTCTTTCTCAGATAGAGACATTTCATTAACTATATTTTGAATTTGAAAAATATTATATGGTGAATATTTACCCCTCATAAAATCAATAAAACCAAAGCTATCCTTACGTCGAATCATTAAAAACTGTAAACCTTTTAAACTTGACCTAAATACAATTATCCCATAACTTGTAATTGGTAACTTACATTGATGAAATGAATGACCTTGTTTTCCACAGTTATTACATAAATTCATATTTTTAATCATATATACTAATGTAAATTATATTTTATATTTAAATGATAATTATTATTATTTTTAAATATGATATTATTATATTATATAAATGTCACATTTATTTAATTTAGGTTTATATCAAAAGAGATTTTGTTCTACATCAAGAGTAACTGGTCCAGCTATAAATATGGGTTCTACCAAAGGTAGAGGGTCTACTACTAGAAAATTTGTATGGTGTAATCAACATTCTATAAATTCTTCAGAATGTATTTATCAATTTATTACAAAACAAAATAAAGTATAAACAAAACAAAATAAAGTTTAATAATTAATATTTTTTTAAAATAAAATATTAATGACTGTTTATCTTGACCCAAAAATATGGGGACCTCATTATTGGTTTTTTATACATACTGTCGCAATGACATATCCTCACCATCCAAACACAATAACAAAAAAAAAATACTATGAGTTTGTTCAAAATCTTCCATTATTTCTTCCAGTTCAAGAAATATCAAGCGAATTTAGTAAACTAATAGATAAATATCCAATAACTCCGTATTTAGATAATAGAGATTCGTTTATTCGATGGACTCATTTTATTCATAATAAAATAAATCAAAAACTAGAAAAACCGCAAATTTCTTTAAATGAGTTTTATGTTAATTATTATCAGGAATATAAATCGGATAATGTTAAAGCCGTTGAATATTATAAATTGAAAGAAAAAGCAATATATGGTTTAATTATAGCAACAATTGTAGGATCGATATATTATTTATATGATAAATAATTGTATAACTATTATATATCAATATAATGTTTAATAATAAAGGTGGAAAAGTAATAGCATCAGGAGGTTTTGGTTGTGTATTCAGTCCAGCTCTAAAGTGTGAAGGAAGTAAAAAAAGAGATAAAAATAAGATTACTAAATTAATGACAGAAAGACATGCAAAAGATGAATATGATGAAATAAATAGTATAAAGGAAAAGCTTAAGGATATTCCAGATTATAAAGATTATTTTTTAGTATCGGATTTAACTCTATGTAAACCAGAAAAACTAGAAAAGTCAGATATAAAAAGTTTTAAAAAAAAATGTTCTGCTTTACCAAAAGACAAAATTACTAAAGATAATATCAATAAATCTCTTGATAAGGTATTAGCATTAAATATGCCAAACGGTGGTATACCAGTCGACGATTATCTTTATGAAAATGGATCAATCAAAAAAATGTTAAATACAAATAATTCTTTGATAAACCTTTTACAAAACGGAATTATTCCAATGAATGAAAAAAATGTATATCATTGTGATATTAAAGATTCAAATATTTTAGTAGATGAGATAAATAATAAACTTTTAACTAGATTGATAGATTGGGGACTGTCGACTCAATATATACCTGATAAAGATAGTGATTTTCCAAAAACATGGCGAAATCGGCCTCTTCAATTCAACGTACCTTTTTCAGTAATAATTTTTTCGGATGCGTTCGTTCAAAAATATACTGAATATATTTTAAATGGTGGTAAAGTAGATGAAGATAGTTTGAGACCGTTTGTTATAGATTATATTCATTTTTGGATTAAAGAGAGAGGACCAGGACATTATAGATTTATTAACCAAATAATGGGTATTTTATTTAGTAGAAAACTTACTAGTGTAAATGAATCAGATAAAAGCACACTAATTGAAAATGACTTTACAATGACATATATAACAAATTATATTATTGAAATATTAATACATTTTACTAGATTTAGAGAGAATGGAACATTAAACTTGCGTATTTATCTTGATACTGTTTTTATAAAAATAGTAGACATTTGGGGATTTGTATCTACTTATTACCCGATTTTAGAAATTTTTAATGAAAATTACGATAATTTATCGGAAGAACAAGAAGAAATATTTGAACTATTAAAAGAATTATTTATTAAATATTTATATTCACCCAGAATAGAACCTGTTAATACGGATGAATTAATTTCATATTTACAAAAATTAAGTAAATTGTTTTCAAGAGAATTATCAAATTTTACCGCAAGGGGTATAAAAAATAAAAAAACAAAAACAATAAAAAATAAAAGTAAACAAAATTCAAAACTGCGTTTTAAGAAACCAAAAAAAACAAAAACCAAAAAAAATAAACTATTTATGTTATCTACAAAAAATAAAAAATAAAAAATAAAAAATAAAAAATATAAAATATTTAATAAATATATAAATGATTAACAATTTTAAAAAACTGTGTAGTCCAGCTAAATTATATTTTGTCCTTGCTGTAGTATCTTGTATTTTTGCGTTATTTGCGGGTGTTAAGATGATTACTGTATTTATCAATCTTGGTATAGCATTCATATGGACTCTTATTTTATCTTGGATATGTAAGAAAGATTTTATAGTTTTATCTTGGTTTTTAGTGTTATTTCCATATTTTATGATGTTGTTACTATTTTTTGGATTATTAAAGAAAGTTTCCTCTAATACTAAGACAATTATGATGGTTATGCCTCCAGATGCTATTACTCAATCTAAGTAATAAAAAAATAAAAATGTAATATAATTTTACAAAAAGTAATACATATTATTTATTATTATTTAATAATATATATTATATGAGATTAGAAATATTTGTAATAGGTTTAACTGCTTTTTTTATATATAATGCGTATCATGATGGAAAATATACAAAAATGTTATTATCTTTTAAAAAATATTATAAAATGATATTCTATGCTATTCTAGGTATAGGTATATATTTATTATTAAAACGTAATCCATCTCAAGGTAGAAATATGTTGTTATATGCAAATAATGTAGTAAAGTTTATGCCAATAGACAAAACATCAGTTGATATGTTAAGTCCAATAATCGACTTTACTTCTACAAACAATCGAAGTTTTATGGAATCTTTTAATAATATCGATGAAAATACAGGTCAGGGATTATGTAGTTCATCCGAAAAAAGAATAGCAAGTTCAGGAAAAAATGGTTCAAAACGTTCGGTTAGTGAAACGAAAAAGAAATATGTGGCTTCTAGTCAAGATTGGGTTTGTGGTCACTGTAAATCTCAATTAGACCATACTTTTGAGATAGACCATAGAGTTCGCTTAGAATATGGTGGTGGTAATGATGTACAAAATTTAATAGCGTTGTGCAGAAATTGTCATGGTAAAAAGACCGCAAGTGAAAATATGTAAATAAAGTGAATGATTACGAATATGTGGGTAAACAAAAAGTAAAATAGTAGATTTATAGAAAATAATATTATTGTATTATAATATTATGAGTGACACAAATAATACAAATAATACAAATACTAATACTAATACTAATACAAATACAAATAGTAATAAAGATGTGTTACCAGATTTTAAAATACCTAAGGTATTCATTCCATTTATTATAATGATTTTTTTACTAATAATAATAACATTTATAATCATATTTCATATAAAACTACCAGGATCTATATCTAGTCCTTCTGCTACACAACAAGAGATAACAGCTGATGTATTTTTACTTTTATTTATAGCTATTATAATTGTAGGTATATGTGTAATGCTTTTAGATAATTTAAAAGATCTAAAGGAGTTTTTTATTCAAACACCAGGTGTCTTAATGTTAATATCCTATACAATATTTTTAATTTTGTTTTTCAGATTAATTCCAAGTGATACTCTTAATAGTTATGCTTATATAATTACCCCAATAACTATATTATCAACATTTTTTATGTTTTATAAAACAAGCACTAATAATTATGTAGAAGAATTTAATATAAATTACGAAAGAATAAAATCGATTATTTTGTTTTTTTGTTTTATGACAACACTTATTGTTTATTATAGTGTTGACCCAGGAGGATATATAAGTAAGTATTTTGGATCCACTTTAATAATTACTATTTTGCTTGCTGTTTTTTCATTTCTATATTTAGTTGTATTTCTAACATTACCTAATAGTCTAAAACCTATGAAACAAGGCGACAAAACTAGTAACTTTCTAGAAAATTTTTCAAATATTTCTGTATATGGTAGTATTTTATTTGTTATATTCTTAATATTTATAACGTTTGCTATATCTACCTACCCTGGTGGTTTTTTTAATGATAAGTCAACATCAACCGCTGTAATTATATTAGTATTAATAATTTGTATTTTATGGTCGATATTATTAGGTTCTATAGCATTTCCTGAAGTTTATGATAAACCAATGAATATAGATAAAATTAGTTTATTTAAACGTGCCTTATTAACTTTATTTGGTTTAACAATTTCGTGTTTATTAATTTGTTGGATTGTTTATAATTTACAAAGTCTTTCTGGTAAATCAAGTACATTAAGTTTTATCTTAAACATTTTTCTGGTTATTATAGTTCTTGCTTTAATTTATAGAGCTCTCGTTGTTAAAGTACCAGGTAATCATAATAATAATAATTCAAAAAAAAATAGTTTTTTTGATATTATAATAAATTTACTATTTTATATTCCTTGTGTATTTTCTGGGTCTTTTGATTTTCTGGTTGGATTTTTTACAAATGAATATAATTCAACAACATTAAGTTCTATATTATTGTTTATAATTGCTATTCTTATTATTATTGTCTATTTTACAATGCCATCTATATTTAATAAAATAAATCTTCAAGGTGGTAAATTACTTATAAACCAACCTGTTACTACTGATTCTGTATACTCTTTAGGTACATATCAAGATTTAAATGGAAGCGAATCATTTGATTATCAGTATGCTATTTCTGCATGGATATTTTTAGATTCTCCTGCTCCTAATATGAATGTATCATATGAGAAATACACGTCTTTGTTAAATTTTGGAGAAAAACCTAATATATTGTATAATGGAAAAACAAATACATTAATGATAACCATGCAGCAAAAAGATTTAGAAAAAACTACTGATAATAAACTAATTGATTTTACTGAAAGTGGTAACAGAATTATTTATAAAAAACCCAACATGCTTTTACAAAAATGGAACAATATTATTATTAACTATAATGGAGGTGTATTAGATGTTTTTTTAAATGGTGAACTAGTAAAATCAGAATTAGGTGTTGTACCATATTATACTTTAGATAATTTAACGGTTGGTGAAAATAATGGAATTAAAGGAGGAATATGTAGTGTTGTTTATTTTAAACGTGCTTTAACAAATAGCAATATTTATTATTTGTACAACATGATAAAAGATAAAAAAATTCCAGTTATAAACGAGTGAAATGAAACATTAAGAAGTAAAAATATATATACCATAACCCAAACGATAAATAGTGTAGTCTAAATATTTTTACTTGAAAATTTTATAATTTATTGAATTCAATATTTATAAATTTATAAATATTTAATTCAATAAATTAAGTAGAAAATTTCTTAATCTATATTATACAATGACTCCTTTAAGTATCGTAATAACAATTGTAGTAATTGTTTTAATTTTCATGATATTGAAATATATATTAAGTGACCCTTATACATTACAGAATCTTCAAAGCGGAAAAACATCTTCCAAAATTGAAGCTGATTCTTTAGCAACAAATGGAACGGATGTGCCATCTAGTAATTTTGCCTATTCTATTTGGTTTTATGTAAACGACTGGAATTATCGTTATGGTGAACCTAAAGTTATTTTTGGAAGAATGGGAGCAATGAGTCCTCCTGGTCAAGGTTCAGTTAAAGGTTTAACTGGATTAGATCCATGTCCTGCAGTTGTTTTAGGAGCTGTTGAAAACAACATTGCGATTTCTTTAGGATGTTATCCAGGAGCTGACCAAGAACCAACAACACCAGGTGGAAAAACAATCGTTCATACATGTGGTGTAGGAAATATCCCACTACAAAAATGGGTTAACTTAATTGTCAATGTTTATGGTAGGTCTATGGATATTTATATTGATGGTAAACTAGTTAGAACATGTTTATTACCTGGTGTTGCTAGTGTAAACAACAACGCAAATATTCATGTAACACCATTAGGTGGGTTTGATGGATGGACTTCTAAGCTTCAATATTTCCCTACTTCTATAAATCCACAAGACGCATGGAATATTTATACTAGAGGTTACGCTAGTTGGAATAGTATGTTTAATTCATATCAAATTGAAATCTCATTAGTGGAAAATGGAACAACACAAAGTACTGTTACAATTTAAAATTATAACTTCAGAAATTTTCTTATTTAATTAATATATATATAATGAGTGACAATGGAGCATATAATTCATTTTCTACAAGTAAAGGAACTTCAGGAACTAAAGAATTTTTAGAGTCAAATAGTTTAGTAGCAAAATTTGCATTTCTATTTTTGGTTATTTTTGCTTTTATTGTGTTATTAAGAGTTGGTATTTCAGTAATTTCTTGGTTCTTTAAACCAAATGAATCACCATTATTAATTAATGGTATGGTTGACGCAAAACAATTAATTATTTTTCCTCAAGATCCAAGTGGGAATGATGCTGTTACAATTTATAGATCAAATAATGCTAGAGATGGTATTGAATTTACATGGTCTACATGGATTTTTATTAATGGTTTAGAATATTTACAGGGACAATATAAACATATATTTTATAAAGGTAATAGTAACTTAGAATCAAATGGACTCAATTATCCTAATAATGCGCCTGGATTATATTTAGCACCAAATACAAATCAATTAATCGTTATGATGAATACATTTAATGTTATCAATGAAGAAGTTGTAATTCCTGATGTTCCTATTAATAAATGGTTTAATATTATTATTAGATGTCAAAATACAACAATGGACATTTATACCAATGGAACTATTGTAAGAAGTCTACAATTAACAGGTGTACCTAAACAGAATTACGGAGATGTTTATGTTGGGGCAAATGGAGGGTTTGATGGATATATTTCAAACTTACATTATTATAATTATGCTTTAGGAACTGCTGAAATACAAAGAATTGGTACAAATGGTCCTAATACACGATTGATAGGTAGCACTGGAATGTCAGATAGATATACAAATTATTTGTCTTTAAGATGGTTTTTTTATGGAGCTGGAGATAGTTATAACCCAACAATGCACAATTCTCATAAACATTAAAATGTCTCTCTATAAATCTTCTTGATAAATAAAATAAAGTATTATAATTAATATTTTATTTTATATATAATGTCATATAATCCTAATCCTCCTAGAGTATGGAGTAGAGTCCATAATCTATGTACTTATACTCTAAATAGCAACTATGAAAGTGTTTATGTGCCTTTAAATAAAGAAGATGTACCATTAGGAGTAGCAGATTACCAAGAAAAGGTACTTTATAAAGGAAATATTTTACAATATAAAAAAAATAGTTCAAATTTAACAAAAAAACAACGATATTCTCAAATATCAAAAGGTTATTGGGCAAATAGAACAAAATCATTTGCTACACAAACTCAAACATATTCAAATCCAAATACTACTGGTTTACAAAGAGTTAACTATAATACGATTCCATATCCAAATGGTATTGTGGGTGCACCTAATAATATTTCTGGACCATTTCAATATAATGTTGAAAACCCGAATGATTGTTCTAGTAATTCACTTCAAGATGGTGGTAGTTTGATTTGTAATAAATACGCAAACCCTTGTACTGGTGAAATAATTAAACAAAATAAAATTATCAATTGTTATCCAACAACTTGTTCTGATGTTCCCGGACAAATACAAGATTTATGCTGGTATGAACAGTTACAAACATATTATCCTAGACAACGTTATATTATGAATAATAGTGGTAATAAATGGCCTGAGGGTTATAAAGGATTTGTAAGCGCTGTAACTCCTATATCACCAATTTTAATATTAGATTCATATACAAATAGTTCAGTTGATTTAAGTTGGAAACCTAATAGTAAGGAATGTCTCCCTATTTCTAGTTATCAAATTTATAAAAACGGTTCTTTATTTAAAACTGTTTCTTATACAGTGAATAGTATTACTATATCTGGTCTAGATAATAATACTTCTTATAGTTTTTATGTAATTTCTGTTAGTAATACAATTTCTTCTGAAGCATCTAATATTGTTAGTGTTTTAACTTCTTAAACTAGGATTCACACAAATTTCTTGTGTTGGAAAAATGTCTCCTGACATACATTCATCATTAACACCTACTTGAGCACAACTTCTAAATCCTCTATCTTCTCCTATATAACACCACCCCGATTTTGGTGCGCCTCCTTGAATATTACTTGTAGATTCATCTGCTTGATAATCTGTATTACTTAATTGTTTACTTTGTGATGTATTTAATGCCTTATTTAAAGTATTATTTGCCATTAAGTCAGGATGTTGTTCTTGTTTTGGAGCTTGAACGGGTGGTGCTTTAAAATTTGAATTAGGAGTATTTGGAGTAACATTTTGAACGGCACTTAAACCTTTATCAACTACATCAACACTAGCATTTAAAACAGTTTTAGTACCTTCAGCTGTAACATCTACAACATCTCCAGTGATAGCAGCAAATAAACCAAGAATTGTTTTTACTAATGGACCGAAAAAATTAGCAATATCTTGTGTTCCTTTTGCTAAATAAACAAAAATATTGAAACCTAAAACTGCCAAAATTAAAATTATAAGTAACCAATTTGTTAAGCTAATATTTTTTAATATATCAATAAAACTATTACTACTACCACTACTACTATTACTACTACTAGTTCCACTAATAAAATTAGAAGAAGCTAAACCTGAATTGCCAGAAACTTCACTAGATTGTAAAATTGAACTTGTATAATCATTTGAATTATCCATTATAATAAAAATAAATATATTAATTTTATTATAAATTGCGCAATACTTATTTAAATGTTAATAAATAAAGGAATTTATTTAAGTCTCCTAATATTTCATCTCGAATATTAAATAGGTCAGAGTTACTCATTGTTGTAGTTAAAACTGTATTATTATTTAAATCTACCAAATAACTTTTAAAAGAGACTATTTTTTCTTTTAATTTTTCTTGTGAATCTAAATCATATAATGAAATTGTTTTATTAGCCATTAAGTTAGTTCTTTCTCCAGTTTTACCTAAAAGGACTTCAATAAAATTATCAATATTATCATTTAATGAACCATATAATTCATCAGTAGCTTTATGTGTAGCATAACTATGTGTTTTCCAATGAAATAATTTTACCATCATCAACATTTCTAAAAACTTCACTGTAATTTGTTTTTGAAAAGTAGCAATTGATGAAACTTGTGATTGTGATATTTTATTTTTACGCGTACTCTTTTTACTGTTTACTATTTTTTTTTGTGTTTTTAATCTTTTTACCATTATATAATTATACAAATACTATTTTTTTAAATTCTGGGTATAAAATTCTCTCCAAATGTATTCATTTTTTCTAATTTTTCAATGGTTTTCTCTAAATTATACGATTTTACATCTTTAAATAGATATTCTGTAGCAGGTGATACTTCATTTTTTTTTATTTGACTATAAACAGTATCAATTTTTCTTAAAATATTAGACACTATTTCCTGTTGACTTTTTCTTATAATTTCTTCTTCTATACTAATATTTTCACATAAAAGGGAAACTACAAAATATAATATATTTTTTCTTTTTTTATGACAACCAGTTGTATATTTTAAAGTAAACAAGTTTAATAAAGCATTTATAATTTTAATAACAATTTTAGACCTTTTAGATGCCTCTTTCAAAAATGTATCCCATATCATCCAAATAATATCCATTTGATTTTTACTTTCAACTGGTATATGTGTTCTTCTATCACAACGACATTTTTCTTTTTTACTTTTACATATACTTTCATATTCAATTATCCATTCAAACCAATAACAAGCGTTCATTATATTTTTCCCTTCTTCTGAAATATTATATGCTAGTTCATTAATAGCTACAAATAATTCTTTTGGATCATCTTTTAAATAAATACCCTCACCATATTTCACTGTTGGTGCTTTCAGTTTATCACTTATTTGCGTGATATCAAAATCTATTTTTTTTATTTTAATAGAGTCAAAACTATGTTTTCTTTTAGCATCGCATAAAATACACATTATTTCGCAAAATAAACGTCTGATTCTTTCATTATTTCTCAATCTTAATTCATTTCCAGAAAATCCATTGTTAACAATTTCTTTAAAATTTGTAATTCTTAGTTCAAGATATATCGCTATTTTAGGATTCCCTAAATGTATATATTTACAATAAAAAAACAAAATTATTTCCCATAAATCACCATAATGTGCGGAACAAATTAATTCAGCACTCCAGTAACACGCAGGTTCTATTTTTGAATTAATTAAACTATTTAGCAATTCTTTTTTAACATCTGTTTTTTTAAATTTGGAAAATGTAATACCAGCAAAATCTTTTTGTTCTCTTATATCATTAATTTCTGAATCAGACATATAATAAAAAAATATACAAAAAAAATAACAACAATACATATAGATGAAATTTAATAGTTCAATAAAATCAATTACAAATATTTACAAAAAAATGTCAAATTTTGGAAAAATTCTCTTATTTATAGCTATGCTTCTTATTATTATAGTTTTTTTCAAATCTTTAAATTTACAACTTGAAAAAAGAGAAGGTTATGAAACAAATGACAAATTTTTATTTAAGACTGGAAATGATGTATATGATGACTTTTATTCTGGTATTTATGACTATTTAGTTTTTAACCAAATCAAAACAGAATTTGAAGTTGGTAAAATTATTAGCTCAACAAAACCTACTGACACAAGTATTATTCTTGATGTAGGATCAGGTACAGGTCACACAGTTAATGAACTCAGCGCAAAAAATTTAAAGAATGTTATGGGTATTGATATTTCTCCGTCTATGGTTAATGAAGCAAGAAAAAATTACCCTAATTTAAATTTTAAAGTTGGTAATGTTTTAGATGATTCACAATTCAATCATCAATCATTTACACATATACTTTGTTTATATTTTACGATTTACTATTTTAAAGACAAGCGTAGATTCTTTGATAACTGTATGGATTGGTTAATGCCAGGTGGTTATTTAATACTTCACTTAGTAGACAGAGAGAAATTCGACCCTATACTACCACCAGGTAACCCTTTATATATTGTTTCTCCACAAAAATACGCAAAGGAAAGAATTACAAAAACAAAAATTACATTCAATGATTTTGTTTATAATTCTCAATTTAATTTTGATAAAGATAATAACATTGCTACATTTGATGAAAAATTTAAATTTAATGATGGAAAAACACGTAAACAGGAACAAGTATTATATATGGAGGATACAGAAGATATATTGACAATAGCGCAACAATGTGGATTTATTTTACAAGGTAAAATTGATATGGTTAAATGTGCTTATGAATACCAATATTTATATATTTTTACTAAACCTAGTTAACTTTTCATGTAACATACACAAATCACATATAGTAGTATAATATGTAATTTTATATATGATTAGTAAAATATTAAATATTGGGATTAATGTAATTAATAAAAATGTAAAAGTCTCATTTTTAAAAATTTTTTCTAAATATACAGCAAAAAAAGTTTTTTTTATTCCATTTGAATATTTATAATCTACTCCATCTAATTTTTGTTCAATTGGAGATAAAAAACAAACACCATCATTTAAAAACCAACAAAACAAAATAAACGTATTTAAAAGAAATAAAAACATTAATAATATTATATTATTTGACATTATAGGTCCTATTAATCCAACGATTGATATTAAAAGATGAAAAAATTTAATTGTATAACTTAAAATAACATTTATTAGTTTTTTCATATATACTAATTAGTTCTATAATATATTTTATTAAAAAAGTAAATAATATGTTTGAATATTTATCATACATATTATTTTTTATAACACTAATAATACTATTTATTTATGTATATATTAGATTGAAATTCGGTTTTTGGGCTCTTCAACCTGTATTTCATATTTACGACTTTTATTATATTATTTTCCCACCTGGAATAATTAACCATAATTTACCAGATAAAAATAAATATACATGTTTTAAAAATATTGAAACTATATTATATTCAGAATTATCTGACATTAAAAAAAAGAGATTTGTTAATTTTATAAAACTTCATTATTTACAAAATAAAGATAATATTTTTTCTCCCTCATGTGAAAATGTATTCCCATATTTTAATTCGCATAACGATAAAGCATTCATATCATTTTACAATGAAGATACTATTATTAATGACTTAAAAAAAGGCACTACTATTACAGATAAAAAAATAGTTGGTGTTATGACATCTAGACCTATACACATTTGTATTAATAATGGAAATAAAGACGCAAAATTTGACGCTTATTATGTAGATTACTTATGTGTAGATAAACTATTCAGAAAAAAAGGTATTGCTCCACAAATCATACAAACACATCATTACAACCAAAGTCATCTGAATAAAAATATTAATGTGTCTCTGTTTAAGAGAGAAGATGAACTAACTGGTATTGTACCATTATGTGTTTATTCTACATACGGCTTTTCTCTTGATAAATGGACGAAACCTTTAGAATTACTATCGAAATATAAATTAATTGAAATAAACCAACAAAATTTTCATTTTTTACACGAATATATAAAAGATAATTATTCAAAATTTGATATTATAATTAATACTGAAGTTACAAATATTATTGAATTAATAAATACAAAAAATATTTTTGTTTATGCTATTGTTTCAGAAGACAAATTTATAGCTTGTTATTTTTATAGAAAATCATGTGTATTTATAGAAAAAAATTGTGAAGTTCTTAGTTGTTTTGCTTCTATAAATAATTGTGATAATAATCTAATATTCATTCAGGGATTCAAAATAAGTTTTTGGAAAATAGCCAATGAAAATTTTTTTGGGTTCGCAGTTGTTGAAAATTTATCACATAATAATATTATAATAAATAATTTAATAATTAAAACATCACCTTTTATTGTTAGTCCAACAGCATATTTTTTTTATAATTTTGCGTATCCAACGTTTAAACCAGAGAAAACACTAATTATTACTTAACTTATTTATCATCATCTTCATTACTATTATTATTACATTCTTGACACATTTTACCTAATTCTATGTATTTCTCTCTTTGAGCTCTACCAAGTTTTTTACACTTTTTAATTAATCTATTTGTTAAATTTAAATTACCAATGTCATTTTTAACTGTCTGAGGTGGTAAAAATACTTGGGCTGCTGATTCTAGAAAAAATATTTGATTTTTTTTATTATAAAACAAAACTGGATTTTCTTCCTCATCTAATTCTATAACTCCACAAGTACAATAATCCATATGAACTACCTCTTCACCTCTTTTACATCGAATATCAATGACATCAACATCATTCATATATTCACTAAAGAAATCTTGTGCTTCTTCTTTATCATTAAATAAAAATATTTTTGGAGGGTTTATAGTTATTGATGTTAATCGTGTTTTAGTATTTTCATCTTCATAACATTTGAAATCGTAACAGCCTTCATGTTTACAATGAATTATAACATATTTTGCCATATTATTAATTTTATATAGAGTGTTTGGTTTAAATCATTTAAATATATTTATTTTTATAATGATTTGTATATATAAATAAATAAATATTCTATAATCTCTTAAATGTATTTTATTACACTCTTCGTCTCTTGTGCGTTTTTCTTTTATTCATTTTTCTTTTATTTGTTTTTCTTTTATTCATTTTTCTCTTATTTGTTTTTCTTTTACGACTTTTATTTTTTTTTCCTCCATTTACATCGTCATATCTTCTTTTAGTAAATTTACTAGTTTCATCATCTTGACTTGAACGTTTTCCAAGAACAGAATTATCATCTTCATTTTTTTCTTCTACTACATCTTCTTCTTCTTCTTCTTCTTCTTCTTCTTCTTCATAACTACCATCATAATCTTTTATTAATTTAAGACCTTTTCTTCCATTATCATCCACTACTCTAAATTTTTGATATCCCATTTGATTATTACTAATGTATTCAATTGTATCACCAACTAAAATACTAGTATTTTCATTTAATTCATCAAAAGCTGACCTTGGTTCATAAACTGAATAATTTGTCATATATATAAATATAAATATAAAATATAAATATACAATATTTACATATGTATTTTGAATAAAACGCACGTTTTATAATTCTAATATACAATAAGAGTTTATCTTATATATTTACCAACCCTTGCAAATGAATCCACAATAAAAATAATAAATATTCCTAAAAAGGAATATAATACTACTTCTTCTGTTACATTACTTGTTTTCTCATCATGTTGTTCTTCCAATAAAGTAATCATATAGTTCAATTTTTGTAATAATACATCTTGACTTTGTGATTCACTAGCAGATACTATGTTACTTGCGTTGTAATACTGTTTGTTAACTGGATTCTTATTAGCTATATATCCAGGTAACACCTTTTTATAATATTCCTCAACTGATTTATTATCACCATAGTTGTTATAATCATTCAAATCTAAATTATCACTACCTTCGTACATAGGTTGAGGTGCTCTTCCTAATGTTCTAAACATTAAATCATTGTTTTGATTTGACATATTTGACATTTGTTCAGTAGCAATTGTTTTATTTACGCCAGCCGACTGAGCCTTAGGTGGAGGATTAAAATCTCCTAGATTATTCTTTTCATCATCTTCTGAATGTGGGTTATTATGTAACTTCTCTAAAACAGAATTTACTTTCTGTGTATCAAAGTTTTCTTTAGGGTATCTTTTTTGTGTTTTGTTATGTGTTTGTCTCTTATTACTTATAAAATTATCATCGTCATTTATTTTATTTGAATTATTATCATTAAATGGAGCAGCATAAATTGCTAAAGACATTCTTAATAAAAAATAAGATAATAATTTGTTAAACAGACTGAAATTAAAAAATTTAATTTTCTTTCAAAATAATTATATAAGAATATTCTATATAATGAACTTTAATATTGTTAGTAAGAATAATGTTGGAGCAGTGATATCTCTATTTCTTGTAATTTTGTTAAGTCAATCAAAATTGTTAAATTTTTTATTAGATACTGCTTTAGGAAGGACATTATTAGTTCTATTTATATTAGTAATTAGTTATACTAACAAAATTTTAGGTATTGTTTCTGTTCTATTTATCATAATCATGTTTAATAATAGTGATATTGGTTATCTAGAAGGTTTTGATACTCCTAACAATTTTACTAAACATGATAAAAAGTCTTCTATTGCTGAGTCATCGAAGGTTTCTAATATTTCTCTTGTTAAACCAGAGCCATCTGATGAGATTTCTGCTCCTGCAACCACATCCACAGAAGGATTTAACACAATTGAAAATGAGAGAAACTTACAAAAAGGTAAACAATCTAATTCTATTTCTGTAAACAACTCTATTAGAGAATCTATGGGCGTTGAACCGTTTGATGGTGGATCACCTTTTGGTAATTTTGGTCTTTATTAAATTTTTTTACTATGTAATTATATATGAAATTTTTTATATATAATTGTTTTTTTCTCTTACTTGTCCTTATATTTGCTTACATTAATACTGTAAATCATGTAGATGAGCCCTTCACTCCTAAAATTCGTGAACTATATAGACCTTATACAAGAAATATAAGACTAATGTCAGAAGGATTTTACAACAAACATTCATCTTCAATTTCCAATCTTTTTAGAAAATTTGGAATAATGTAAATAATATTAAATTGTTAATTTTCGTTTATTATTTACTCTTAATTACGATATATATACTTATAATCTGTTGTTATAAATCCATTAAATGATGAACTTGCTGCTGTTGTATAAGCACCAAAGTTTTCAACATATACCCACTCACCTATAGCTAATTCTGGTAGCATTATTTCTGCTTTTATTAAATCTATACTGTCACATGTCGGACCAAATATCTTACTTTTATGTAGTTTCTCGTTTTTTTCATTAAATGGTAAAATTTTTGGAGAATGATGATCAAAATATATACAATTAAATGAGCCGTAGATACCATCATTTAAGTAATAAACAATTACATCCTCATTTTCATTTGTATCCATATTAAAGTATATTTCACGCTTTTTTCCTATAACATTCAAAATGAGTGTATGAGTTCCTTCCGCAAAGTAACGTCCAGGTTCAGCTATAAAACTAATATTTTCATTTGAAAAAAAATCATTAATTGCTTCATTTAATCTCAAAGCAATATTTTCAAATGTAATACAACCTGGTTTATTAATTCCTGGAAACCCACCACCAATATCTATTATATTGATTTTTATATCTTGTTTTACTGCGATATCATAGGCTTCACGTGTAGTTTTTATAGCACTATAAAAACTCTCAACATCACTACACCCACTACCCACATGGAAACTAAATCCAATTAGTTCTAATTTTAATATTTTAATTAAGTTAATAAGTGTTAATACATTTTCTATTTTACAACCAAACTTTGAATTAAATTTACATTTGCTTTTTGAATCATCTACAGCTAGTCGTAATACTAATTTCGCGTAAGGATGATATAGTCTAATCTTATATAACTCTTCTTCACAGTCAAATGTCATTATATCTACATCATTAGCGCGAGCATATTTTATTTGTGAAGACATTTTACAAGGGTTTGCAAATATAATACGATTTGGGTCATTTGTAAGTTCAACAATTGTTTTTATTTCATTTTCAGACGCACAATCAAATGACGCACCTAAACAAGATAGAGAATGTAAAATTACCGGATTTGGGTTACATTTAACAGCATAATATGGTTTTATTTTAGGCAAATTCAATTCCCATTTTTGATATAGTTTTACAAGTTCTCCCAAGTCAATAATATAAAAAGGCTGTTCACTTTGATTATTTTTTACATAGTCATTTATAATATCATATGTTGTACATTCATTCACATACGACTTGACGTTATATTTATCAAGTATAAAATTCTCTAAACTCATTTGTATATTTTATTATATTTATTATAAATTTTTAAATTTTTAAATTTTATAATAATATATTATTTTAGTATGAGTATGAGTAAAAACGAAAATAATGAACAAATGGGAGGTAAACCTACTATTTTCACTCCATTAATGAATAGTATATCATATATGAATAATCATGTTATGTATCTTAATAATAGTAAATTCTTCGCAGGAATAATCATGATTCTTCTAAACGTTGGTTCAAAGTTTATTGCTATACAATTTAGCAGATCAACGGAAGAGTATATGAAATATACTGTTACTAAACAAATATTGGTATTTTCAATGGCTTGGATGGGTACTCGTGACATTTATGCCTCACTTGGATTAACAGCTGTATTTACAATTTTATCAGATTATCTTTTTAATGAAGAAAGTAATTTATGTATTGTACCATATCAATACAGAGTACTTCATAAGTTAATAGACACAAACAATGATGGAGACGTTAATGAAAATGAAATATCTGCTGCTATTGCTGTTTTAGAAAAAGCTAAAAGAGAGAAACAAAGAAAACAACAAAAAGATGCCTTTTCTAATTTTGATTTTCAAAAATACAATTATGATAAATAATAATTTGATTGATATAATAGATAGATAAATGATAAATGATAAATGATAAATGATAAACTAATTATATGATAAAATTATTATATAATTATTTTATTATACTCTTTACATATTTTTTATAGTTTTATTTTTTCTTTCCAAAACAAAGGATTTAGTTTTAATTGTTTTATTCATTTTATGTAATCCACCTTTTTGTGCCCTAGTTTTATTTTTATTTTGTTCTTCTTTATTTTTTACCGTTTTGTTCATTTGATAAACTGGAGGGATAACATATGGCTGCCCCATAAAACCAGCGTATGCTTTTCTTACAGCATTCCATTTTTGTCTACATAATGATTCTTTTAATTCTTGAGGGGTTAAAGTTAATCCAGGATGTAATTCCATATCAATTGTTATATAGTAACCTATATTACTCTTATCTTTTTCATCGGTTTTTACCATTTTGTATGAGGGTTTATTATATCGATTATTATATGGATTACGATTCTTTCCTCCTTCTTGATAATCATTTTCTATTTGAGGTAAACTTTGATTAATATTATTTCCTGGAAAGTTCACATTAAAATAATGATTAAATTTATTTAACAAATTATCATCACCATCATACATAGTATCTATCATATTTTTAAAACTATTTTCAATTATTTTCATAAAAGTAGGAAAAAATGAAAAATTTTCTTTATATTCATTTGTTTGTCTAATGTAATAACTACCATAAATTAAAAATAATATGTAAATTGGCGGAAGTATTTCACTATCTCTTTTATCAAAAATAACCGCGGTTTTTGGTAAATTCTTAAACCCAATAATTGTTTTTCCTGATTTTTGTATTTTTTTCTCGTAATAATTAAAAGTTATCAATTCGTAATGACTAGAATAATAGTACAAAAATAAATATTTATTCCAGTTATTATCAGTCTTTGAAAAATTAGCAAATGGAATTCTAAGTCTTGAAAAATTATTTGTATCTACTCTTTCAATTGGTATTACATTAAGTTTTAACTTAGAACAGAGAGCATAAATACCAACTTCGTTAGCCCAATAATCACTACTTTCAATATATTTTTTTATTTCTGATCTTTCTATAACCTTAAATGGTTTATAGTAGTCATCTATATTGTAAGGTATTGTCTCTGGGTTTTTCACAAAAAAATTATCAAGTGTTTTGTAAATATCTTCTGTGATTTCCAGATAATTTTCATTAGTAATTTCATTATTACTATCTTGTTCTATTGTTTTAATATGGTTTTCAAATTTTTCGTTTAACTCTTCAACATTTATTATTGCATTTTGTAAATAAGTATCTAAGTTTGGTAATGATAATATGTAATCAGATACTAAGGATCTTAAATATAATTGCGTAAAAATTTTACTACCTGAACCATATATACCACTAATAATTTTATCATTTGGGTTGATATAATTATAATAATTTATCGCATCTGCGACAGCTATAAAAAAACAATCTCCACCACCTGAGTTCTTTTTAACACTCAAATTATTAACAGTTTCTTTATATGCTTCCTTACTAACGTTTGATGTATTAGTTTTTACATTTATGGTAGTTGTATGTAAATATATTTTATTAATATAGTTTTTAGTGTTATTATCCATAAACTTATATAATGAGTTTACCATATAATAATAAGGTGTTGAGTTGAAAAAATCTTTAATGAACTTACTTGATAGTTTAGAAGGTAACAATTTTGTTTCAGGAACTATACTTTCATTAGATTTTTCGTCATCATATTCTATTTCTTTTATATTATCATTTAATATTCCATCTTTTGAATCTTCAATAGCTAAAGGTGATATTTTATTGTTTTCTGTATTACTAATAGCTAATGGTTCAGGTTTAATATCTGTTTGTGTTTCTGTACTAGACGTAATTGTTTTTTGGTTAGGATTAAGATTTTGATTTGTACCTTCATAAGGCAGTAAATTATTATTAGTATTTGTACTTGTTGTAGGAGTTGTTGTAGGAGTTGTTGTACTTGTTGTACTTGTTGTAGGAGTTGTAGTTGTTGGTGGTTTATTTACACCAGAAGCTATAGGACTAGGTAGAGGAGTAGCAACCACAGTTTCACTTGATGGGGCTGGTTCAACAGTATTTCTTGGTCCAACATAATTTTCACCATAAGTCAAATCTTCAGATATTTGATGTAACTGTCCCTCACCACTGATTATTTCATCCTTAACGATAGTTGAATATAAATATGGGTTCTTTATCTTGGTAGTATCAATTTCAAGAGGTTTTTGTTTTGTATCTATTTTCCAATCACCTTTTTGCCATTGAATATCAACAATAACATATGGACTCTTATTAATATAAATAACACTATTTCTAGGAAAAAGAGTATCAAGTGTTACTTTAATATTATTATCTACAATACCTGTAAATGTAGCCTCTTTTAATGTTTTAGCTTTATGAGCTCCTTGATGATAATTTAATAAAGACTGAAATAAGCTTTTATTAACAAATTCTTTTTGTCTTAAATCCTCTGGAACCTTTTTAATTGTAACAGGATTTAATTTTGTTAAAGGGTCAAATTGAATTTTTTTATCATCTTTATTTATATTTTTTATATTCATTGATGGTCTATAAATTATTTTTTGAAATCCTGGAACACTTGTATTTATAGTTATATTTAATTCATTTGGAATAATAGTAGTCATATATTATTGTTATATAAAAATAATTAAATTATAACAATAATATATTATGGCAACACAAGATAGTAATTCTATTTTACCAACCAATATGTATAATAAAACACCACCACCTAATTTAAATCAAATATTAGCAAATCTATCTGTAGGAGATACAAAACATGACTTTGGGTCATCTTTTATTTCTGACCAACAAAAAGATGATTACAATTCTGGTTTACCAATGAAATATACAAATATTATGGATGAACCAGGATGCTTGAATAGTGTTATTAAAAATTATACAATAGGTAGCACTGTTAATACTAATAATAATACATATTTACCAATTTCTATTGCGAATCCAGGATACGAAAGTGGTAAAAATAGTCAGCATACTATTGAAACAATCAATGGTTATAATTATACAGTAAATTATACTGACGTAAAACCAAGAGTAAAAGGAAATGAAGGAACTAACATAACAGGTCCTCAATTTTTCGAAAATTTAGATATTACAGATAATAATATAGCTATAGTGGTAGATGCTGCTTCTATCAAGTTAACAGAAATTTTATCAACTGGTACTTTTACTACAGGAACAAGAAGAAATGTATACTATATATATGGTCCTGAAGTTGTGAATGACCCAGCAACTAAAAAACATCCCGAAGACCTTATTGAAAATAATAGCAATGGTGTAAAATTTGTCCCATGTATATCAACAAACCCACAGTCTTTTGTATACGACTATAATTTTACTACATATCCAAGTGAAAACACAATATATTTAGAGCAATTTTTTACAAAATATAATTTTGCTTTAAGTGAAATTATACCTGCATCAAAAGGTAGAAGTATAAGTTATACAACAAACTTAACGATAAGTGATAAGGAAAATGGAAAAAATATAAATCCAATAATAGATAGTAAATCAAAAAATGATATTACTTTTTTAACTAAATTTATATCTGATGCATGGAGTTTTTTATCAAACCGTAAAGCAAATACTCCCGAGAAATCAAATAACCAATTCCTTTTAAGTTCGGGTTATCAACAAAAAAGATCTGGAGATTGGTTACAAGTTTTGTTATGTAGTTCTTTGCGAGATAAATCAAGAGGAATTAAGTTATATCCAGGAACAACACCTAGTAATCTTATAAAAGAAGTTGAACGAGTTTTTTTCGTAACACATGACCAAATCGCACTAGCATTTGCTTTATTAAATGGTATTGATTGTATATTTACACATCATAATGGCAAACATCACTTCCATTCTGCTTTTGTTTATAAGTTAAATGACCCAGTAACTGAATTGCGAAATAAAAGTATTTTAGTTACTAGTATAAAAAGTGGTGAAAACAAAATAAAAATAACTACTTTATTTAATAAAGTAAAAACTGAGATTGATACATATATGACAAACGTATTTGATGCGAATGTTATTACAGTTGTGAATAATTTGAATACAACACTGGATGAAATTACAGGAAAATTACCAAATACGGCTAGTCAATTTGATGTTAATATATTTAATGAAAATGTTAAAAATATTTTTACTAAAGCACTTATAATTGTGTTTTATATAAGTCAATTTCCCAATTTATCTGATTTACAAGATGAATATAACGCAATAATTATTGATAATTTATTCGAACAAGGTACAGATGATGAAGTCATAAAAAAATATAATGAATTAACTGGTAAATTAAATAATACACTTTTAATTATTAAACAAGCAACCAAAAATAATGATTCAGTTGATAAACAAGTAAAAACACAAAATACAAATAGTTTTAAAAAGTCTCCTATTTATAAAGCTGTAGAAAATTGGGACTGGGATACTAGTTCAATTAGAAGCCGAGATTTACAAACCATATCAAATATTTTAGATACTAGAAACTATGGTAATGATAGAAATATATTTTTATATAATATTAACGATTTATATGATGAGAGTAAACAAAAAATAACATACATATTTAAAACATTTTATGATTTTATTATGGCAAACCCTAAAGAGAGTTATACTATAAACACAAAATCTATAGTTGAAGCGCAATATAATAAGTTTAAAGCAGTTTCTTCTTCGTTCTGTATTGAGGTTTTATTAAATCTTGGTAGTGTTGGAGGTGGTGAAACAATTACACCTCAAATTATTATAGATACAATGGATAGTTTTATGAAACAAAATGAAAAAATTGAGTTTACAGGAGATGATGGTAAAAAAGAGACTTTACCTATTAATAATTTATTAACAGATACTGTTATTATTTCCGAAGATAACGCATATAATACAAATATCGTAAGTAAAAGTGATAATATTGAAATTGGTATAAATGAAAACCAAGATGAAGTCGCATCGTTTGAAATAAATGCAAAACAGGCAACAATACCACTTTTAAATTTAATCGTTTTTACTGAAAATAATATTCAAAACTTTAAAACTAATTCACAAGATGCTTTAACACAATTTGAAGGAGTTCCTACGTCTACCCCTAAAGAAATTGAGGAAACATCAGAAAATAACTTATCGGAAATGGATATTCAAGAAGAAAATCTTAATCAACCATCGAGTAATAAAAAAGAATCTATCTCTGAAAAGATAAAACGTATAATAATAAGCAAATTATTCAAATTCAAACCGAAAACTTCTATTGTAGGAGGATCTAAAATTGATACTGAAAATAATACTAAAGAAAATGCTACTAATCTACAGTTGCTAATCGATTCATTACCAACATTAGAAAAAAGTGAAACAACTACTACTACTGTTGAAAGTAAAAATGTATTTGAAGATACTACGATATGTTATCACCCACTAGTTCCACTTTATTTACTTACTCAAGCATACAATAGTTTAATTAATAATGAGGATATTAAAAATTCAATTGACTTTCAATTATATGTTAATTGCTTTATATTCATGAATATTGTTAAAGAGTTATTACTTGAAACTTATTCTGAAGACAACAATGTAAATAAAATGACCGCATATGCTATTGGTTTAGGATTGAGAGAATTATTGTTTACTTCAAATGTTTTTACTAATAGATATGAAACATGTAAAGAAATATTAAAAGCAGATGATAATGTCTATGCTGAAGTTTATTCACTCATAAGTACATTAAGTATGAGCGTTTCTGGTAAAGTAACTTTATCTGAATCTCAAATAGAAACATCAAAAATATTTTTTGAAAGCAAAATGTTTAAAAATTTTGCGGAATCATTAGATGTAAATACAATATTTACTACTACATTAGATGATATAAATGATGATAATATAGTTGAATTTGTGAATAATTTGAAACAACAATCCATTACTTTTTCTACTGACTTGGCAGAACAAATATTTAAAGATAGAAAATCTACAAGTTATAACGATAGCCTTCTTCCTGAACCATTAAGTAGTTCACAAATGGATATAAGTGAACTAGAACATGATAACGTTATAGCTAGAGGTATACCAGAAAAAATGGACGTTGAACCAACCACAAATATTAAAAAAACATCTTCAAAAAGAAAATCAGATGATGAATATTATGAAACTAATGACCTTGACTATTTTCCCCAAACAAAAAAGTTATCAATAGATTATACAAAATTATATCCAAATAATAAACCAGGAAAAGCATTTGAAAATACAAATTACAATCAACAATTAATACAAGGTTACGGTGGTAAAACAAAAAAAAATAAAAAGAACCAAAAACATAAAAAGAGTAGAAAATCAAAAAAATCCATTAAAAATAAAACAAGAAAACATAGTAAAAAAAATAATAAAAAAAGTAGAAAACATTAAAATATTTATTCAATCATATTATTTATTAAATATTTATTCTTTAACAATTGTAGACATAAATTCTTTTACAAGTTCTCCCGGAATATTATTAAAATCAACTAATGTTTTATTTAATTCATATTGTTTATAATATTCTGGATTACCATTCATTTTTTTTTTAAAGAATTCCGGGTCATCTAAACATTTTTGGGCGGTTTTTGGTCCACATTTTGGAAACACAGATGGAATATTATCACTAATATCTCCCATAATAGTTTTTATTTGTAAATCTTGTATTGAATTACCAGTAGAACTCTTATTTTCTGCTATATTTTTAAATGCAAGATTAAATAAATCGACATTATGACTATTTAATTGTAAATAATCTCTATCACTTGTGATAATATAAATATGACAGTCTGGGTATTTTTTTGTTAAATGACTTACTGATAAAGCAATACAGTCATCTGCTTCTAACCTTGGATGTTTTAATATTGCCTTTGCGCCACCTTTTTGAAACAATTCTTCCTCATATACCATTTTAAAGAATGGTCCTCCCATAAAACCTTCATTCATTCTATTAGCTTTATATTGTGGAAATATTTCATTTCTCCATATGTTTTCTCTCTTACAATCTTTTCCAACAATTAAAACTGGATTTATTTTCTTGTCCATCTTAAGTTTTTTGGGTATTTGCTGAAGATTTTCTACAAATGTCTTTTTGAATTTCTCTATAAATTTTTCACATTGAAAAGGGTCATCTAACGGTGTCTCTGGATTAGCATTGCGCCACCAATTAATAAGCGCATAGTATCTATAAAAACAGAAATAACTACCATCTACAAATATAAAGGTTGGTTTCATTGTTTTACAATCAAATATTTCACTATCCATGATATTGTTATTAAAAAGTATTTAATTTGTTTCAATTTTAATTGTAAAAGCTCTGAATAATTAGTCTTTATACTACAATAATGTAGATAAATGTTAAAAAATGCTCCTAATTTTTTTCCTTCATGTGTAGTGAAATTTATTTATTTTTTTTCAAAGACTTTTTTGGGGATTTCATTTTTGGACATTTTTTATGTCCATTTTTAAAAAATGAAAATAAATCTTCAAAAAAATATTTCGATGAGACCATAAAAAAAATTAGCGTCTTATCAAAAAAATAAAAAATAAAATTTTGTTACGATAAAATTTTTTTTTTGAAAAAAATACTATTTTTAAACAATTTAGGCATTTTTTTTTGTTCTATAAATATAGAACATTTAGAATGAAAAAAGATCTAAAAAATGCCGAAAAATTCCATTGTTATGATTGTAACTTTGAATGCTTTAAAAAAAGTAATTATGAAAAACATATTTTAACCCTAAAACACATAAATAGAACAAATTTGAACGTTTTAGAACAAAAAAATGCCGAAAAATGCCAATTTTTTTATTGTAAAAATTGTAATAAAAAATATAACGCACGTAATAGCCTGTGGTATCATGAACAAAAATGTAAAATTGACACACACAAATGTGAAACAGAAGATCCATCTGATAAAGAATTAATTATGATGTTAATTAAAGAAAATTCAGAATTAAAACACATGGTTCTAGATGTATGTCAAAAAATAACACCATTGGCTAATACTGTTAATACTAATAATATAAATAGTCATAATAAAACATTTAGTTTAAATGTATTTTTAAACGAACATTGTAAAGATGCAATGAACATAATGGATTTTGTAGATTCGTTAAAGTTGCAGTTGTCGGACTTAGAAACTGTAGGTAAGTTAGGATTTGTGGATGGTATTTCAACCATAATTGTAAAGAATTTAAATGCGATGGATATTCATAAAAGACCTGTTCATTGTAGTGATGCTAAGAGGGATGTTATGTATGTAAAAGATGAAGATAAATGGGAGAAAGAGAATGAAAAAAATAAAAAATTACGAAAGGTTATTAAACATATAGCACATAAAAATACAAAACTGTTGCCTATTTTTAAAGAAATACATCCAGATTGTGGAAAAAGCGATTCAAAATATTCAGATCAATATAATAAGTTAGTAATAGAAGCAATGGGTGGAAGAGGAGACAATGATACAGAAAAGGAGGATAAAATAATAAAAAACATCGCAAAAGAGATGGTAATTGATAAGTTAAACTTAAATATTTTATAAAATTATATTATAAAATTATATTATAAAATTATATTATAAATAACAAACATATTTTGTTATTTATTTGGTTAGGTTTATAAAAATTAGATAATTATATTTAGATGAAATAAATCATTTATAACATTATCAGCTATTGTAAAATAATCATCCTTACATAATGTAAGTGTTACACCATGTGACATAGCTAAAACTAGTTGTGTTTTTACAAAATTATCACTAGGTCTTAATCCTAGTTCAGTTATTTCATTATTACTTAAATAAGATTTGAATTTGGAAAGAAATTTATAAATCTGTAATTGATTTGCGTTTTTATAATTTTTAATTGTTTCATCAATAATTTCAGCTGTAAAATTAACAATATTATTGTAATGATGTATCGGTAAATCATTTAAAATACCATTTGGTTCAATAATTCCAGAGTTAATAAATTTTTCAGCTGTTATATGAGGAGGAGAAATAAACATTTCTGTAATTACTTCAAATAACATATTCCTGTAGTTACTTTCTATTTCATAAACAATACCAAAATCAAGAACACCTATTTTGTATTTATATTTTTCTTCATTATTGTCTTTTATAAATAATACATTTCCAGCATGTAAGTCTCCATGTGTTATACCATGAAGCAGTGAAGTTACAAACCCAAATTTTATAATTTGTTTTGCGAAAGATTCATAATCGCTTTTTAAAACTTTGTCAATAGTAACACCATAAATATATTCCATCATAATTATATTTGGATAATTATCAGTAACTTCGTTGTAAACATAAGGAATATTAACATATTTTAAATTTTTACAATTATCTTTTATACGAATCATATTATCAACTTCTTTACTAAAATTTGTTTGATGAAGAATAATACCAATGTTTTTATTTATAACCTGATCAATATTATATTTTTTTACTAATGGAATAAATGATAATATATACATAAAAAACATTAAGTTATTAATTGCGTCATTCAATTTATCTTCTATATTACGTCTTTTACTTTTAATAATTACCATTTTGCGATTACCTTTGTCATATGCTTTAAATACAAGAGAAATCATTCCAGAATTCATAGGTGTTTCATATCCATTTTCAAATTGTAAATTATATTTGTCTCCGATTTCAATCAAATCTTCAATTCTAATATCACTGTAAGACCATGGCGCATTATCAGTAAATTTTAATAGTTTATTATTTGTTTTATTATCAATTAAATTATTGTTTAATGCGATTGCTTGAAAAACTTTTACATATAAAATATTAATATGTGATAGATTTATTGTTAACCTATCTATAAAAGAAGAATAGTCATTAAATATAGAATATATTATTAACTCAAAGAATATTATAGAAAAGGTATTAAATAAAAATAATATTTGTTTTATATTTTTAATCATTATATTAAACTGTTATCTTTTCTATAAATTGTTTTACACGTTTAAATATTTTATTCAAAATAATACCTATCATTTTCTCTACAAAAATAGGAATATTTAGCTTGTTTTCAAATGATACAGTAAAAGAAAAATCAACCATATGTGGTGTTATAATTTCACATAGACAAATATTATCTTTCATTAACAGTATTTCAGCATTTTCTGGAATATCTTTTGGTCGTATTGTTTGTATACTTTTTGAGTTAAAAATAATAGTGTTATTGGAAACACATTTACTAATATGAATATATGCGTATTTTTGCGGTAGTCCTAAATCCTCAAAAAAATTTTTCAATAATAATGTAACATTAGCTTCATTTTCATTTATTTTTTCAAACAAAACACTGTCATATATATCTGTGTTTAAATCATAAACAAGTTTAATTAAATTTAAATTTATTACATTTGATAGTATAATATTTTTGTTTTCCATAGAAAATATCATGGAATATTTATTATTTGTAATTTTTGAAAATTTCATACCATCCTTTTCAAATAAAACTTTACCTTCATCACAATTCATTTATTATTAAACAATAATAATTATTTTTATTATTAAACTTAAATCATAAAATAAAGTAAGTTACCATCCAAGTTGTTTTAAACCAGACCAAAAAGTATCGTTGTTTTTCTTAACTTTCTCTGATTGTTTGGCATAATGAAATGCTAATGCTGCACTTTCTTCATCTTTTTGTTTATTTTGTTCATATAATTTTTTTAAAGCCTCTTCTTTGTCTAGTGGTTTTGTTTCTGAGTTATCTCTATGACGTTTATATTCTTGAATATTTTTAAATTTTGGCACTTTATTATAGTCATCTTCTGTTATAGGAATAACAGATTCAACATAAGCTTGCTTTAGATCAGTATAACCCATACCCTCATTACTAAAAAGAGTTCCAGATGTAAAATTATTATTATATTCCATAAGAGCAGACCCGCCAAACGAAGATGAGTATGGGTCATTTACACCATTATAAACAGTAACAGCTTGTACTTGTTTTTTTATTTTATCAATTTCATAACCCATATTTGCTTTTGATACATTACTAACATCTATAATATCATCATTTGACTTTAACCAATCTCCATATCCTGTTTCTGTAGAATCTTCTAATTTTTGTTTTTCAAATTGTTCGTTGAACCAGGTATTAAAATTTTTTTCTCCTTTTAATGATTTGTTTTTGTCAAACATATTATTTAAAATATCAATTTTTTCATCAGTAAAGTATTCATTATTGTCTCCCACTTTTTTTGTTGATTTATTTTGAAATTCATAAATACCATATAAACGCTTATATGCTTTACTAAAAAACAAAAAATATTTTTGATCTAATTTAGATTTATCTGGATGTGTTTTTAATACGATTTTTTTTGCTTCTTTCATAATTTCATCATTTAGATTTGCGGTTTGTATTCCAAATAATTTATATATATCTTCTCTCGAATAACTATCAATATTAAGGTCAATTGTGCTATAGTTGGAATTATTATATGAAACATTAGATAAATCCTTTTCACCATACGGATTGCTAAATGGATTTACATTTCCAAATGGGTCTTCACTATATTCATTTTTACTTTGATTGATTCTAACTCCTGTAGCCTTATTTTGATTTTTAAGGTTATTATAAAATTCAACAGGGTCATATTGAATATTATTATTGTTATTAGTGTTATTACTTTCGTGAATTTTTACTCCTCCTTTCGTACAAATGGTGGATGAATTACATTTACCTAATCTAGAAATATTACTCATTTAATAAAAATATAGGTTATTATATTTATATTAAATTTACTAAAAATTGTATAGTATTTGTTTTATTTCTATAATATAGATGGCGGCATTAAGAGCAGATTTGGTTTTTTCATATTGGATTTTTGTTTGGTATATTTTATATAAGTTTAAATTAACAAAATACAGTCCAAAGTTTGCTTTGTTTTTTGGAATAATAGACAATATTATACTGTTATTTTTAATGATATGGTTTGGCTCAAATAAAAGAACCATATTCTATTTTATTTTGATAAATAGTTTAATAAAATTGTTACCTTATTATACATTAATAAAGGAGAAAATTAAATTATCAGACATATATTTTACATGTATATTATTCTTAATTTTTGTTTTATGGCTTCATATTAATAAACAGAGTTTAATTGGAAATATAAAATTAATTCATAACTCTTTACTGTATAATAAAAATGAAACACCATTCTTAAGTTTGCTTGAAAATATAAAAAAAAATTTCAAACAATTGGAAATAATATAAATAACATTAATTATATTAAATACTTGATTATTAATATATAAATGAGATTTATAGGTTATTTTAACGTTCTCTTTGCTCTTTTTAATTTTTCTGATGGGTTTTTTATTAACAGACTGATAAATTCAAAATCTCATGTATTATATTCTAAAAAATATCCACATTCTCCAAAACACTATGAAGAATATCTAAAAAGATTAAATTCAAGAAATGTAACAGTTCAAACAAATGGTATTCTCGGGCTATATGAGCCTGAAAATGTAGGAATAGTAACTAGTTTAAATGGTAATGAAACATATAATAATCAACCTACCAGAATACGTATAAATTTAAGCAAACACAATATTTTTGATGCTTTAGGTTTAACATTTGAAAATCCTAATCATAACCCATTAAATAATGATGATGACGATGATATGAATGGAAGTTTTGAAGATGATGATAATACTGGAAGAAGAAATTGGGTTGAAAGAAAAAAAACTCAATCAAAGAATTTTGAAGTTATTAAAAAATTTAATATTATGTTTTCAGATGTTGGTGGTTATGAAGTTGTTAAAAAAGAATTAGAACAATGTGTTGATATTTTAAAAAATTATCAAAAATACAGTAAGTATAATGTAAGAATTCCCAAAGGTTTAATCTTAGAGGGTCCACCTGGGACAGGAAAGACATTATTGGCAAAAGCACTCGCAGGTGAAGCCAGATGTAGTTTTATTCCTGTTTCTGGTTCTGATTTTCAAGAAAAATATGTAGGTATTGGTCCTACAAGAATAAAAGAATTGTTTAGTCTAGCTAAAAAAAATATACCATGTATTATTTTTATTGATGAGATTGACGCAGTAGGGAGAAAAAGATCTTCTGATGGTGAAAGTTCTTCCAATGAAAGAGATAATACCTTAAATGCTTTATTAGTAGAATTAGATGGATTCAAAAACAATACAGGGGTTTTTGTTATTGCAGCAACAAATAGACTTGATTTACTTGACAATGCTCTTGTAAGACCAGGGAGAATAGATAAAAAAATTTTTATTGGATTACCAGATACTACTACTAGAGAAGCAATCATTAATATCCATATTAAAGGAAAACCACATGATGAATCCATAATAATAAAAGATTTGGTAGAAATAACAGATGGATTATCTGGTGCACAAATAGAAAATTTATTAAATGAAGCAATGTTGAATGCTTTAAGAGAAAATAATACATATTTTACTTATAAAGATTTTGATTTAGTATTAAATAAAATGATGGCTGGATGGCAACCAACAGAGCACGAATTTACTTCAGATATTATAGACCATATAGCTATCCATGAAATGGGACATGCAATAGTAGGTATTCTCTCAAAGTATCATTCAAAAATGTCAAAGGTTGTTATAAATTTATCGTCACCGAAAAGTCCAGGCTATACTGTTTTTGAAACATCTAATTCAAATATTTATACAAGAGAGGCTTTATTCGAGCATTTAATGATTTTATTATCAGGTAGAATTGCGGAAGAAGTGTTTTATAATGTTAGTGTTACAACAGGAGCGATAAATGATTTTGAAGAGGCTTTAAAACTAGCTGAAAAAATGGTAATATATTACGGAATGGGAAATAATATTATATATCCAAGTTCTAGTGAAAAATTTAAAGAATATATAGATAATGATGTAATTGATTTAATTAATGACGCATATAGTTACGCTCAAATAATAATATCAAATTGTAAGGATTTAATTTATGAGACTTCTGAAATTCTTAAAAAAGATAAAATTTTAAAAGCGAATATGATTGATGAAATAATTCGCAAAAAATACCCTAATGTTTTAAATTTAAAGATCGATTTTGATTAGATTTTGAATTATGTGGCTAATTTATAAAAATAAATTATAATATTTTTATAAATGTGTGGTATTTTTGGTATATTATTAAGCAAAGATGAAAATATATATAAGTTAATAATCGATGGATTAATTCAATTACAAAACAGAGGATATGATTCATCTGGGTTATCTGTTATAAAAAAAGATGAATTTGATATTCATAAGTTTGCTTCTACCAATGAATGTTCATCAATAGATAAATTATTAAGGTTAAATTTAAATTTATCTGAATCTTTTAATGAAGAAATTTATAATGGAATCGGACATAATAGATGGGCTACTCATGGAATTAAAAATGATGTAAATGCTCATCCTCATATGTCAAATGATAATTTATTTTCTCTCGTTCATAATGGTATTATTGAGAATTATATTGATTTAAAGTTAATGTTAGAAGGAAATAATTATGTATTTTACTCCCAAACAGATACTGAAGTTATTGTTAATCTATTATCATATAACTATAACCAAATTAAAAATGTTTATCACGCTGTAAAGAAAACTGTTTCTCAACTAAATGGAACATACGGTTTAATTATTCAATTTTTACATGAACCAAATAAATTATTCTGTGTAAGAAATGGTTCACCTTTATTGGTAGGACAAAATGAAAATAGTGTAATAGTAACGTCAGAACAATCAGGATTTTGTAATTTAATTAGTAACTATATAACGTTAAATAATGATGATATATGTGTAATTGAAAAAAAAGAAAAGGATATTATTTTTAAAACTAAACAAGAATATCAATATAAAAATATAAATGTTGTTGCTAGTGATTTAACACCTTATCCCTATATTCATTGGACTATAAAAGAGATTTATGATGAACCAAATGTAGTATTAAATTCGATTAATAATGGAGGACGTATTAAAAATGGTTCAGAGGTTAAACTGGGAGGACTAGAAGAAAAGGTCAATATTTTGAAAGGTTTAAATAATATAATTATTCTTGGTTGTGGAACATCTTTTTTTGCTGGTCTATATGGTATGTACTATTTTAAAAACATATGTAACTTTAATACAGTTCAAACATTTGATGGAGCTGAATTCAATAACAATGACATACCAAAAATAGGGAAAACAGGTTTTATTTTAATTTCACAATCAGGAGAAACAAAAGATTTACATCGTTGTATTGAGATAGCAAAAAATAATAATATAGTCACAATTGGAATAATAAATGTTGTAGATTCTTTAATCGCAAGAGAAGTAGACTGTGGAATTTATTGTAACGCAGGAAAAGAAGTCGGTGTTGCGTCTACAAAGGCATTTACAAGTCAAGTCGTATGTTTATCACTAATGTCAATATGGTTTTCACAAATTCATAATATTAACGAGAATAAAAGAATAAAAATGATTATTGATCTTCAAAATTTATCAAATGATATAAAAAATACATTAGATATATGTAATAATAAAATAAAGGTGTTAGCTAATAAAATACAAAATGAAAATATGTTTTTACTTGGAAAAGGAAGTGATGAATGTCTAGCAAAAGAGGGTTCATTGAAAATAAAAGAGATAACCTATATACATTCGGAAGGATATTCAGCAAGTTCTTTAAAGCACGGACCATTCGCACTACTAGATGAAAAATTCCTTGTTATTATTTTTAATTTAGATCAGAATCATAAGTCAAAAATTATAAATTGTTTTAACGAGGTTGCTTCGAGAAATTCTCCTGTAATTTTTATAACGAATGACGTAAATATCTCTCTAAAAAATGTATTTGAATTAATTATAATTCCTGAAAATAAGACATATTCATCTTTGTTAGGTGTTGTTCCTGTTCAATTACTCGCTTACTACTTATCTGTGAATAAAGGAATAAATCCCGATAAACCAAAAAATTTGGCAAAAGTTGTTACAGTTGAATAAAATAAGTATATAGTCCCTTACATATTTTTATATAAAATGATTTATTTTTATATAAAATTATATATATATTATGAATATATTAAAATCAAATAAAAGAAAAAGTATTGTATTTATTTTATTTAATATTTTTCTTTTTCTTCTAATAATTAGCTTTTTTGTATTTGAAACTACAAAAATTGATATTTATGAATCATATCAGTCTTTTTATGAAAGGTTAAAAGAAAGAAAAAATAAAAGAATTAAAAAAAAAGAGGAAGAGAGAAAAAAACGAAAAAAACAAACTGACTGGGGTATAAATTATCATGGTAGTGTAAGATTTGATGATTATTATGTTCCTCAAATTAATTTCAAACCAGCATATTTATTTTTTGACTCAGACTATTATACCTATTAGATATCTAGACTTACTGTATTACTTGCTGATTTTTGTCTTCTTTTGCTGCGTTTTGGCATATTTCCAGTAGACTGTAGGTCTTTTAAATCACTTATGCTAATAGTACTGCTATCATTATTTTGCGCTTGATTTTGAAATTGTGTTTGTTGTACTGGTTCTTGAATATTTATTGTTTTAGTTTTTAATCCAGATAAAATATCTGTAATGTCACTAGGCCCTTTCATTTCAGGACGTTGTTGTCTTCTACTGGTTCTATCCTGTAAATCAGGTCTTTCAAAATTTTCTCTCAAACTTATTCCATCATCAGTAAAATTACTTTGACTCATATTTAGGTCTGGACGATTTGAATAATTATTGTTTCCAGGTCTTCCCATTGGAATAGGAACTGCGTTAGGACCTTGAGTTGCCATTGGTGGTGGTGGTCCATAACCTTGAGGTACAGATGGTTCAGGATTCATCATATTACTCATAAACCCAGAAAACCCTGGACTTGTTTGTGCCATAGAATTTACGGCTGCGTTCTGAAATGAGCGCATCAAGTCAGGATTTTGTCTTAGTATATCATCCATACCAGGCATAGCACTTTTAAACATAGTATTCGTCATATGAACCATCATTGCACTTCCTCCAAGTTGAAATAGTAACTTTAATTCAGGAGCCATAGTAGCTTTACTTTTATATTTTTCGTATAGTTCACCAAAAATTTCATCATAATCATTGATATTTTCATTAACTTGTTCGCTCCATCCGTCAAGTTTAATATCAAAAGGGTCAAAACGTCCATTTAAAAATTCAATCCCATTAATACATGCCATAAGCATATTTCCTTGAAATTTAACTGAATTTTGTTTGCTTTTTTCCTCCATAATAGTTTCATATTCACCCATCATTTCTTGAAGAGATGATTCCATGGAATATTTTTTAGATAATTCAACCCCCTTTTTCTCAAGTGCCTCGAGTTTTCTTAAAAACTTAAATTTCTCTCTTAACATTTCTTCTTTTGACATTTGAGGTAGAGTTGATGTTTGTTTATCAGGGTCTATTGGTATGTTATTAAATTTTCCATAACCATCCCAACTTTTATTTTCTCCAGCCGAATCAGAAGTAGATTTACCAATAGATGGTACATCAGTAAACCTTACACCTTGTTTTTCATTAGTATTTAAATTAAAATTAGAACTTGGATTACTAAATATATCTGATTTTGGTTGAAAACTTGTATTTGTATCATCCACTAAATTATTTAACTCATTTTCTAAATTATTTAAATCATCTAAATCGATATCACTGTTAGGATTTTTATTTTCTTTAATTGTGTCATTCATTAGTAATTCAAGACCTCCACCAAAATTAGTAGATTTTAATGATGGTGTACTATTCCAATTACTTGTATCATCATTGAAATCAAGCTCAGATAATTCAATAAAGTCTGCCATTATTATTCATTAAATAGAACTTTTAATTTTAAGTCATACGAATTAAATAATATATTTCAATAATTATAATTTATAAAAGTTATAATTATTTTTAACAATTTAACAATTTAACAATTTTACAATTTTACAGTTTTTTGTTATTTATAAACCAGATACCTTGTAAAAAGGAATCTGCTAAATCATCCTTCTTTTTATGAGTATTAAAATAGTCTATTTTATCATTAAATTGATAATCATTAGATATTATGTCTAAACATTTTGATATACCTAGTTTTTTTCTGTTAGTATAATTTGTTTTATCTTCAATGTGACAATCTTTTAATTTATTAGACGCAGATATAAATTCAAAATGGTCTACTTTTATATTTGACATAATAAAGTATTGAACTATCATTCCTTGAATTGTTTTCATTCTGTTTGCGATAGGACTAATTTGATTTTCAATAATTACATAATCAACTTCATTTTCGTCTGAAAATAATTGATTAAATTTTGTTTTCAGATTCATTCCTATTTTTATTAAATCAACTTTGGAGGCATTAGTGATATTTACTTCTTTAAAACACGTTTGAACTATATGTTCATTTATTAAAGATATTAAATCATTTTTTTTAATAGGAGATTCATAAGTTATGTTATATTTGTTTGCGATATCATACAGTTTTTGAATTTTTTGTTTATTAATATATGATGGTTTTAACTCAGCTGTTGGTATTTGATACTGTTGTTTTTTAGAATGTTTAAGACAATAGAATTTATCGTCTTTAGAGAGTTTAGCAATATTACTACAAATAATATTTTTCTCTACATAACAACATTTTAATGTTTCTTCTTCTGAAATATTAACAACATCCCATTTTGTAATGTTAAAATGAGTTGAATCATGTTTTTTTTCAAAAAGACAAAACGCTAAATTTTTTATTCCAACGTCTATGCTAAGTATCTTCATATATAATAAATAAGATATTTAACTTTTAAGTTATTGAGGTAGTGACTTAGTTTATTTTTTAAAATTAGCAGGGTTAATTGATGGTGATACCATTCTTGAATTTAACTGTTCTCTGCTTAAATAAGGATTTTTTAAATCGCTGTTACAGTATCCAAATCCTGGAGTATTTGTATCGAAAGCTGACTTAAATGTGTAAGGTACATTACTTGAAGGTGTTTTTCCTGTTTGAACGTGAGGATCTAATCCTAAATCATAACAAGCCTCCAAATTATTATAATTCATAATTTGAAGACCATTATTTTGTAAATATTGACGATACACCCAATTAGAGCTAATTTTTTCTTGTTTTTGGATTCTCTGATTGATTACAGCATCTGGTTGCCAAGAAGCGTAGTTTCTCCCATCATTCATAATAGGTGGAAAGTTAAAGTGAATGTTGTTTGATCCTGAATAGCATGTTGCCCAACTCATGTTATATTATTGCTATATAAAATCTTATTCAACTCCTAGCAATTTAAGTAGTTCATTTTTTTTCAATTTAGAAGCATCTATAGACAAACCTTTTTCGGATACGATATTTCTTAGTTTATTAAGAGATAGTTTCTTAAAATCTATATTTTCTTTTGAATCTTCTAAAGTAGAAATATTAATTGATTTAAAGTCAATAGAAGCAACCAAATGTTTTTCTAATTCCTCATTATTATCATTATCTAAAGGCAATAAATTTTCTAAGTTAGATTCTTCAATATTATCTTCACTAGATTCAGAATTACAAGATGCTAAATCATCTAAATCATCTAAATCATCCAAAATATCCATGTTGTCAGAATTGTTATCTAAATTTTCTTCTAGATCTTCATTATTTTCGGAAATGTTAATTTTAAATACTTTCACATCTGGTTCACTAATTTGTATAACATTATTCTCTTCTAAATTGTATTTCGTTGAACTTTCATCATCAGAATCATCATAATCATAATCTGATTCATTATCATCTTCATGATCTGATTCATTATCATCTTCATCATCTGAAACGTTAATTAATTCAGAACTTTTAATTTCTTCTAAATTTTTATTTTCATGTGGAGTAGTAATATTTTGTGAAATACCATTGTTTCCAGCACCTATCATTGTTAAATGATTAATCATCATTTTATTAGTATTCATCTCTTCTGCTAAAGAAGAAACTAAACTTAACATAGAAGATATTTTATGATTTTGGTCTCGGAATTTACTTTCAAAATAAAGTACTAATACAGCAATTGCGAGTAGCAATATTCCTAAAAACATTAGAAATGTTGGATTAAATAATTCTGTTAAAGAGGCCATATTATTACAAAAAGATGATATAAATTAATTTATTAAATTAACGAATTAGTTTATACTTCTTTTTTATAGTATGGATTTTTTTGGAATAAATAGTGTACCAAACAAGTAATCGATCCAATATTCACCATAATTATATTTTAAATATTTATGATGTAAAATATGATGGTCGCCTAGAATAAAAATATAATATTCATCATGTGAAATTACACCACGAAAATTTATTACAATAATAGCGCATAATAATTGATATATGGCTAACTTATAAAAATAAACAGGTATCATTAACCCAATGCTTTGTAAAGGTATTTCTAATAAGTGAATTGTATAAAAATCGTAATATTCTGTATTATATTTTTTATGATGAATTTTATGAATTGGATATAAATATTTTGTATGAAGTATAATGTGTAAAAAATAATAATAAATATCGTAACAAATCATGTATATCAAAAATGTTAACATTATTTATATTAAATATAATATAATAAAAATAATAAATAAAAATAATAAATAAAATTAAAATAATAAAATTAAAATAATAAAAATATTATATTTTGCTTCATTGTCATTACATATTGATAGTTTTATCAATTATTTCTTGTGGATAATTCATATCACATAATACATTAATTCCTCCTTTTATTTCAGAAATACCTTCTTTGAGTTTGTAACTATAATTAATTTTATTATTTGTTTTCGTTGTAAACATTTGCTGATTTAAAATACTAATATTTTTCTTTAAATTCTTTGCTACTTTTAAAAAATGTGTTGTTAAAAGACAAGAAACATTTTTATTTTTAATTAAGTATTCCATGAATGCGGTTGCGCTAACAACAGCTTCATCTGGATTTGTACCAGAATACAGTTCGTCAAATATACAGAAATGTGTATCTTTTTTGTTTGTACTTACAATATCTAATATTTCTTTACATCTTCTAGCTTCTGCTTGAAAAAGACTATCCCTACCGGATGTATCAGGAATATTTATATAACAATGAATATACTTGTAAGGATTTAATTTTGCCGATTCGTAAAATCCACATCCAAATTGTTGTGTAAAAATGATATTAATGAGAGTAGATTTCAATATTGTAGTTTTACCAGAAGCATTTGGTCCAGTAATGATTAAATTCTTTTTCAATTTAACTGTATTTTTAACAGGATTGTTATTCATCAAAGAAGCATAATAACTCTTTTTAAAGATTGTTTTATTTTTTTCATCTGTAAATACTGAGTAGTTTATTTTTCTCTCTTCAATGTTACTTATTAGACCTTCTATACAATCAATATATCCATTGAAACCGAATGAATACATTAACGCATCATTATAAACTTTATTATCATGTAATTCATAAAAGTATTTTAGAATAACTCCTATTTCATGTATTTTTCTAATATTTGTTAATTTATATTCAGATATATTGGATAACTTATACTTTAATTCTAAAAGTGTATCTTTTTTCTCTCTTAGTATTTTGTTGAATTCTGTTTGTGAGTTTAAATCTTTTGAATAAGAGTGATAATTATCAATTGATTGAATCGTAAAATCTAAATAAGAGCTTATTTCATTAAAGTATTTGTGGATTTTTATCATATTATTATTAAACTTGACACATACTGTTACATTTTGATAAATTGAAAAAACATAAAAAGCTGCTGAAACAAGTAAATATATCTTTTCATTTGCGGATACTTCACTAAATTTTGTAAATAACTTGCCAATTGCGTGTGTTTGTGCAATGACTTTTAAAACATCTATATATTCACTTACATTTAGATTTAATCCTTTCATTCTTATAACAAAAAATGGAATTATTAAAATAATAATTGGTACAAAGAGAGAAATAACAGGAGATGCTAAGTTGTATAGACTCATAAACTGTAAAAAGTGTTCGGATTTATTCAAAAATTCTAACATTTCCCAGTCTACATAGTAGTATTTTTCTTTGAAATCAGTTTCAGATTTAATTTCATCCCAAATTTCAAGAATATTTTTATAGTTTGATGAATGGTTTAAATAGTTGTATTTATTGTCTATTTTTTTGTAGTTTTTTAATAACTCTTGTGTCTCTTTTAAAAAAGTTGTATCAGGTGTATAATATTGTGACATTTGACTAATAAGTTTTTGGGATAATTCGTTATCACTATTAAAAAAATAGCTATAAACTGGGTTACAACCTGAAACATCTATGGTTTTAACTAGCTCTAAATCGTCTATAATATTTGTTTTAAGTTTAACTTTTTTGTCATTGTAATAGATTGGTAATTTAAAAAAATCATTAATTTCTTTTATTTGCTTAAATTCATTTGGCATTTATTATATTTTAAAGTAGAAATATAATAATTTTATTTAACGAATTATTTATTATTTATTATTTATTATTTATTATTTATTATTTATTATTTATTGTTATAACTTGAATAAAAAATCAACATTTTTGTAGAAATTCCAAATCACCAGGTAATTCTTTAATTTCAGTAGAATAATGTGATTCAATTTCTTTCATCTTGACAATATCTCTTCTAGTAATAAAGTTAATTCCTACTCCCTTTCTTCCCCATCTTCCACTTCTACCAATTCTATGTAGATATGTATGTACGCATTTTGGTAAATCAAAATTAATAACAATACTTACTTGTTGAATATCAATACCACGTGCTGTGACATTGGATGAAATCATAACACGAGACTTTCCGTTTCTAAACTCGTTAAAAGCTTGTTCTCTTGTTGTTTTATCCATATTACTATGAATACAACATACAGGAAATTCATCTTCACGCATAGCATCGTATAAATCTGCTACACGTTTAACACTATTACAATATATAATACATTGTGAAACACTGAGAAATGAAAAAAGATGTTTAAGGGTTGCATATTTTTGTCTGTCATCTTCTACAGCAACATAAAATTGTCCGATACCTTCAAGTGTTAACATATCCGCTTTAACACTAATTTTAACTGGATTACGCATGATTTTGTCAGTAATTGGATAAACACTTTGAGGTAGAGTTGCGCTGAATAAAGCTACTTGAATATCAGAATTCAAATACTGAAAAATATTATACACTTGCTCTTTAAATCCAGATGACAACATTTCATCTGCTTCATCTAGAATAATAAGCTTAATATCTTTACCTGAAATTCTATCACGTCTCAACATATCGTTTACACGTCCAGGACATCCACAAATAATATGAGGTGTATTTTTACTTGAAAAACCAGAACTTTCCTCTAAAGAAGAACCTCCAAATAAAGTTTGTACTCGTAGTGTTTCTTTTTTACTATTTTCCATCATACTACCAATACTACTCATGACTTTTGCGGTTTGTATAGTTAACTCACGTGTTGGTGACAATACCAAAATTTGTGTAGTATTACTATCTAAATTGATAACAGATAACGCACCAATGGTAAAAGCAGCTGTTTTTCCTGTACCTGACTGAGCTTGTGCTATAATGTCCTTTCCATTAATAATTGGAACAATTGCTTTTTGTTGAATTGGACTAGGTTTTTCAAAACCATAAGCAAAAATACCTCTTAAAATATTCACGTGTATTTCTAATTCATCCCAGGAATTAATTTCATGTGAAGAATCTATCGTTTCTAGTTCTTCTTTGTTACTTACTTTGTTGTTAACTTCGTTTTCAGTTGACATAATATATTATTTACGTTCTATCTATTTAAGTGTATTTTAAATCATTATTATATTTTTTAAAAAATTGATATAAACAATTTGAAAGATAATAAACTACATTACTATATGATGACAACAATGAGATATACTTTAAATGATTTTAATGAAATTATATTTAATGGCTTTAATTATGAGTTACCATGTGAAACCGTTAAAATTATATCAGAATTATCTCTTGAAGTGGGGTCACCAAATTATGTAAAAACACCTGTTTTTCAGAAAAGAGAAAATCCTATGAAGGTAGATACAAATATAATAAAAGATCCTAACGGTTTCAAAAAGAAACGTGGTAATAAAGGTATGGAGATTTTAAATGATGAAGATTGGGTTTCATTAAGAAGTTTTCAAACAACTAAAATTGAAGAAAAGGTTGGAATCGAAGCATATATTGATAACATCCGTTCATATTTAAATAAATTAACTGATAAAAATTATGGAGATATATTATCTAAAATTAGTATTGTTTTAGATAGTATTATTTCTAATGAAAGTAATCACGAAGATGTATCAAAGGTAAGTTTATCGATTTTTGAAATAGCTTCTACAAATAGATATTATTCTAAGATGTACGCAGATTTATATTCTGAAATCATTACTAAATATGATATTATGAAAGGAGAAGTAGAAAAAAGTCTAAGTAAAATTATGGACTTGTTCACAACAATTGAGTATGTAGACTCAAAACTTAATTATGATAAATTTTGTGAAATTAATAAAATAAATGAAAAAAGAAAAGCATTATGTTCATTCTTTGTTAATTTATCTATAAATGGTATAATTCCAAATAATACAATTAGAAATATTACTAGAAATTTATTATATCAAATTTATACATTTATTTCACAAGAAGATAAAAAGAACGAAGTAGATGAGCTAGCAGAAAATGTAGCACTTTTATATAAAAAAGAATTATATTCTAATCAATGTTATGAATATGAATTAATAGATGGACATTCAATTACAGAAGTTATTGAAAAAATCGCCCATAGTAAGGTAAAAGATTATAAAAGTTTGACAAACAAGACTATATTTAAATTTATGGATATGATTGATATGTAAATTGTTTATTTATATAGATAAAATTTTTTATATTTTCTAAAAATATAAAAAAAATACTTAAAGTTGTGAATATAATTATAACTAATACAATAATGAAAACATTATTCTTTTTTTTATTTACATATTTATTAAATACTTTATCACTAGTAGATAAAAATATAGTTTATAAGCAACAATTACGTGGTATTATTGAGAAAGAAAGAAATAGACAAATTCAAAAAATAATAAATTTTGAATATGAATATATATATAATCAAGTTTTACAAGAAACAAAAATTGGTAATACAAAAATACAGTTTAAAATATTCTGTTTTCATACAGAAGGTATAAATGATAATATATTTAATTCTATGCGAATTAATAATGATAGTGATTCGATGTTAAAAATAGTAAATTTATATAAGATAAATTCGGATTCTATTGTGAGTAAAGTTATAGAAAAATTAAAATTATCTTTTCCAGATAGTAATATTATTTGGGAAACAAAATATAATAATGAAAATGATTGTATAAACTATTCATTGTTTTGGTAACATGATTTTATATTTTTAAATTTTAGAATCTAATTAATTATTAATATTTAAAAATATAAAAGAAAATTTAATATATAATGAGTAATAAAGATGAAAATATATGTTTTTTAATCGATGATAAATACATTAATGATAAAGAACTTGAGGTTGACCTAAATGAAATTTTAATGTCCTTAGAAAATACAACTAATCATGAAAACAATGAAGATTTATTTATTTCACAAACACTAAACTATGAAGTTAATTTTACTGTAAAAGAACTAATGCTTATATGTGAATACTATGGTATTTCGAAAGATTTAAAGTCTAATAAGTGTAATAAAAACGAAATAATATATTTTTTAGTTAAATTCGAAAACGATCATGTAAACGAAGATGTCGTTTCTAAAAGACGAAATATGTGGTTTTATATTAATGAAATAAAAAATGATAAGTTTATGAAGAAATATGTGTTATGGTAATTAAAATTGTATATTTAATTTTGTATTTAATTTTGTAATAAATATAAAATATTGTAATAAATTATAAAATGGTTTTATCAAAAATAAACAGTAATGTAAGTTATCCCGAATTAAAAAGTGTAGATTCTGGAGATTTAAAAATGGAAGCCAATTTGTATCAAATAGAAGTCCACGATATTGATGTCATTATAGCAGTAGGAAATTCAAAAAATACATTTGAAGAGGATAATATTTTGTTTTTTCCAGTTTATTTAGTTAAACATAACAATAAGGTTATCCAAATTGGAGTATATGAAATTAAAGCATCAAATTATATATCTTATCTTGACGATAATAATGATTTGGATGTTGAGAAACTAGATGAGCCATTAATTTATACATTTGTTACGAAAGAAATGTTAAATAATTTAAGGATGAAACCTGATGAACCTTTAAAACACGTTGATGTATCTGATAGCGATAAAGAAGAAGATCAGGAAGAAGAGGAAGAAATTGGATATTATCAAGATTATAAAATACCAGAAGAGAGAAGTGATATTTTTGTTTTAACAACAGGTGTTCCAATTCCACCAATGCTTAAAGAAGAAACACATAAAATAGCATTAGATTACAGACAAAAATATCATGAAAGTCTTGATGATAATTGGATTCAAAAGTTTATGTCAAATACTAATTATTCTATCACGGATAATGAGGGTGGAGGTGATTGTTTATTTGCAACAATTAGAGATGCTTTTTCTAACATAGCCCAACAAACATCAGTTAACAAATTGCGAAAAAAATTAGCAGATGAAGCAACAGAAGAGGTTTTTTTACATTATAAAGAGCAATATGACATGTATAATACTGCTATTTTAAAAGATACAAATGATATAAGAGAATTAGAAGCAGAGTATATTAATATAAAACAAAAATTTGCTAGTGTAATAGATAGAAATGAACAAAAATTATTATCCGAACATGCCAAAAAAGTAAAGGTTCAACATGATAGATTAGTTCAAGAGAAAAAAATATCCGCACAAATATTGAATGAATTTAAGTTTATGAAAGGGGTTGATACACTTGAAAAGTTCAAAAGTAAAATTAAAAAATGTGAATTTTGGGCGGATACTTGGGCTATTTCTACACTAGAAAGAATTCTTAATGTGAAATTAATTGTTTTTTCAAGTGAAGCATATAAAAGCGGAGATATCAAAAATGTTTTACAATGCGGACAATTAAATGATTCTATTTTACAAAACAAAGGTATATTTAATCCCGAATTTTATATAATTGTTGACTATACTGGAACACATTATAAAACAGTGGGATATAAACAAAAAATGATTTTCAAATTTAGTGAGATTCCTTATGATATAAAAAAAATGATAGCTGAAAAATGTTTACAAGGAACAGATATGTCCGGACCATTCTCAATTATTCCTGATTTTAAAAAATTTAAAGGAGTTGGTACTAGTAACAAAGAAAAAAATATAACAAATGAAATTGAATACGAAGATTTAAACGAGGCAAAACTAAGAGGATTATATGATGACAATATTGTTTTTATATTTTATCCTAAATCAAATGGAAAACCTTTACCTGGAAAAGGTACAGGAGAGAAAATACCAAATGATAGATTAAAAGAATATACAGAGTTAGCAACTATTCCAGAATGGCGCAAAAAATTGTCTAATTTTTGGATTGATAAACCATTTTCATTAGACAATCATCAATGGGCCAGTGTAGAACATTATTATCAAGGCTCTAAATTTAAGAAAAATCATCCAGAATTTTATTTAAGTTTCTCAATTGATTCTGGTACTGACCTTTCAAAAGACGCAACATTAGCAAAAGCTGCTGGTGGTAAATCTGGAAAATTAAAAGGAAAACTTCTTAGACCTATTGAAGTTGAAATAGATCCAGATTTTTTTGGGAAAAGACACAAACAAGAAATATATGCTGCACAGTATGCGAAGTTTACACAAGATGAAGATTTAAAGAAATTATTATTAGCTACAGGTAGTGCAAAGTTAACACATCATAGTCGTGGTTCTCCACCAGAAGTATTTGATGATTTAATGATAATACGTGATAAACTTAGACGAAGTGATGTTTAATAAAGAATAAAAAATATTTATATTGAATAAATTATAAATATTTTACATACCTAATATTTTAAGGCAAGAACTACCTTTCAATATTTTTGAAAAACTTAATAAACTAACACATGAATCAATTAAATTTTTTGTTAAAACTAAAAATGCGATTTTCTTATCTTCATCAAGTTTGATTTTTCTCTCTTCGACTAAAACATAGATAATAAATTTTAACACAGTCCCACATACTTCAGCTCTTTTTGTGGTATCAAGTTTAATATCTTTTGCTTTATAGACTAATTCATAAAGTTTTTGAACTAATAAAATAAGATTAGGAAGATCGCTCGAATCAATTTTATTATCTTTTACAATTTCTACAAAAGCATCCTCTATGTCTTTTAAAAAATCAGGCGATTTTATTAAAACATTATTTATAACTTTAATAGCTGTATCGTCTAATTTTATATTAGCATTTTTTTTAATTTCTTCTGATACTAATAAATCTAATAACGTTTTTACTTCTAAACTAATATCAACATCTGTAAATTCAGAAATATTTTCTTTCTTTTCTTCTACCAAAGACATTTACATTAAATGTATATTTTATTTATTATTTTATAACACAGTTACTTCCATTAATATCAAATTTTGGTGTTTGATTATTTGGACAGCATCCATAACGGGTTCCAGAACAACCACCTATTGGTTTCGGAGGTACAGGTCCAGGACCTGGAGGTGGAGGTGGAGGCGGAGGTGTTGATAAAAAATATCCTGGTCCTGGGTTATATCTAGGACAATTTGTACCATAAAAATTTATTTTTGAGTCGACACCATTTGGACAACATCCAAAAGCGGTTTGACTACAATTAGCAGATTTAGTGTTATTTCCAGTTCTAACTATTTTAATGTTATTTAATATAATTAGTGCAAATAAAATAATTGCCAAAACAATAATTATTGATGAACTCATATATAGTAAATAAATAGATTAAAATATTAATATTGTTAAAAAATACTAAATTATCGCATATAGATTTAAAAATAAAATTAATAGAATATTATTATAAGAATGAAAATAACAAAAAATAGCAAAGACTTGATGTCATTTTTAATAAAAAAAAACCATATATTTCAAGTAACACAAAATAAAAAAACGAATACGATTATAAATGATCTATATAAAGATATACTAGAGTCATATAAATATTTAACTTCAATAAAACAGTCAAAAGGACATTTTTATAACGTATCTATTAAAAAAATACAGAGTTCTTTTGAGATAACAAAACCAAAAAATTTCAATGCAAATAGTTTTCCAGAAGAAGTAAGAAAACATATAGATGAAACAAGTATGTCTGAAATATCTTATACTTTTTCTCTCTTTGATAGAAATATTAAACTAATTTTTATAACAGAAGAAGATAATATTGAGCTAAAAGTTAATACTTATAATAAATATGTTGATACTATTATTATGTGGTTATACATATTAAACGAGTACTCATCAAAACAATGTTCCAATAATATTATAGTTTATTTTTATTTTACTTCTCTTAAAAAAAAATTACCTGACTCACATATTTATATTTTAGATGAAATAAATGTAAATACTGCTTTTACTACTACTTGTCCTAAGGATTCAGAAATTGTAGTGTTTAGAAAAGAAGAATGGTTTAAAGTTTTTATACATGAAACTTTTCATAATTTTGGATTAGATTTTTCAGATATGAATATTAGTGAATCAACAAGAGACATTTTATCAATTTTTCCTGTGAATTCAGATGTTAATTTATATGAATCATATACTGAATTTTGGGCTGAAATAATGAATGCGTTATTTTGCAGTTTTAATATATTAAAAAATAAAAACAATAGTGAAGAATTTTTCAATAATTTTGACAACTTTATTAGTTTGGAAATAACATATAGTTTTTTTCAAATGATTAAAGTATTAAATTTCATGGGATTAAGCTATAAAGACTTATATTCAACAAATATTCATAGTAAAAGTAAAAGAGATACATTATATAAAGAAGAATCAAATGTTCTTTCTTATTATATTATTAAAACAATATTATTAAATAACTACCCGGGCTTTTTAAATTGGTGTAAAGTGAATAATTTATCTCTCTTACAGTTTAAAAAAACTTTATCAAATCAGAAAGAATTTTGTATCTTTATAGAAAAAAACTACAAAACAAAGTCAATGATTGATTGTGTAAATGATACTCAAGACTTTTTCAAAAATTATAAAAAAAATATAGATAATGAATATTTATCTAATAATCTTCGTATGACTTTATGTGAACTTGGTTAGATTTTTATATTTTTACTATATTTTTTGTATAATTTTTTATATTATTTATTATGAATACTGCAGTAGTGATAACCTGTTAAACTTTCTCTCTTACAATTTTTTCCACTCTTTGTTTTTTTACAACAAATATATTTATAACATCCATTACCCGTTGATTTTTTATTTGCCTTCCAAGCAGAACTAGCACCATCAAAATCAATTTCGACTGTGTATATCGCACTATTATTATATCTTGTTTCACTTCTAGTATTCATTTTTGTTGTTTTGTGTTAATAGTAACTCTTCAAAACAATCATTCAATTTTATTTTAATTCTTTAAATAATATAAAATTGATTTTATAAAAATATATTATGATTAAATTAAAACTACAAAAAATAGGATGGGAATTAAATATCTAAACAAGTTTTTAAGGGAAGAAGCAAGTGATTCAATAAAGTTTATATCTATAGCAGATATATCCGGTAAAAAAATAGTAGTTGATATTAGCATATATCTATATAAATATGCTGCTGAAGGTTGTTTAATAGAGAATATATATCTTATGTTGTCTGTATTTAGACATTATAATGTGATTCCTATATTCATATTTGATGGTAAACCTCCTACTGAAAAAAAAGAACTAATTAAAAAACGACAAGATGATAAAAAAGATGCTGAAGATGAGTATACAAAATTAAAGTCTCAACTAGAGAATAATGTAATGGATGATATTGAGAAACAAGACATTATTAATAATATGGACATGTTGAAAAAAAAATTTGTTTATATTCACAAATCTGATATAGATAATGTAAAAAGATTAATTAGAGCATATGGTGCTACTTATTATGACGCACCTGGTGAAGCAGATGAGATATGCGCGTTACTTGTTTTAAAAAATAAAGTATGGGCTTGTTTGAGCGAAGATATGGATATGTTTGTATATGGTTGTACAAGAGTAATTAGATATCTTAGTTTATTAAATCATACAATAGTTTTATACGATACAAAATCTATTCTAGATAATTTGGGTATTACACAAAAAGAATTAAGAGAAATCTGTGTGTTATCTGGTACAGATTATAATTATAATATAGATGAATCAAAAAACACACCGACACTCTATAAAACACTATCATATTTTAAAAAATATCACAAAGAAAAATCAGATTTAGAATTCTATGAATGGTTAATCGAAAAAACAAATTATATTACTGAATATGATATCTTAAAAAAAATATATGATATGTTTGATATAAATAAAAGAGATAACTCGTATACAAATTTTGAAAATATAAAAATTATAAATACTAATATCATAAAAAAAGAAGTAAATGAAATTTTAAAAACAGATGGGTTTATATTTAATGAATATGAATAAATAAAAAATTTTTTTTTGATTTAAAGTAAAACCAATATATTATTCTATAAATGATTGACTTATATAATAATAAATATGATAGAGAAACATTAAAGAATAATATTTATGCTGTAAAATTAATTGATATTTTGAAAACACAAAAACTAGATATTACATTTGTTGTACGTTATATTTTAAATAATAAATATCAGCTTATAAAAGAAGAAGAAGATATAACAATTGACATGGTATTAAAATATCAAAAACATATAATATTACATGAATTAATGTTTGCTATTAATTTATATGATGATGATGATGATAGTGTAGATGATTTTGAAACAGTAGCAAAGAACAAAGAACAAAGAGTAAATACTTCTATATAAATACTTTTGAGTCAATGTCAACAAAATTACCAGAAGCAAATTGAGGTATTTGTTCGTATTGAGATGTTTTTAATAAAGCACGCATAGATTTTAATAGTTCTCTCCATGATTCACATGGAGAAGTCTTTAAACTCTCAAGTAAAGACCAGGTCATTGCTCCCTGTGATTTGTTATTAATATAAGCATCCTCACTAGTTTGCTCTTCCGTACATCCACTAATCATATAAACATTACCGATAGTTTCAATATTTTTATCATTTTCATTATACTTGTCATAATTTAAACTATCTAAAAATTGATATTTAAGGTCTAAAATAGTTCCACTAAAACAACTATCAAACATAGCAAATAATGTAACATCTTTTTTCAAATATTGTAAAATAATCGTTTTTAATTCATCATCTAATATTCCTTGTAAATCACAAGAAACTAATAATTCATCATATCCATCTTTTTCGTCTCCATTCCTGTCTAAAATATATGAACCGTGACCACTATATAAAAAAAATAATAAGTCTCCTGATACTGAATTAATAAGAAGTTTTTTAAATTCATCAAGAATATTTTGTTTTGTGGGTTTTTTTAATGTTAAGTCTGTAAGAGTATTTATTGTTGTGAATCCATTTTTAGATAATCTATCTTTAACAGAATTAACGTCATTTATACATCCATATAATTCGTTTTTTGTACCCATATAATTAATACCCACTAGAAGTGCGTTTTTATTTTTAGAAAATGTAACTTTTTTAGGAATATAATTATTAATAGATATTATACAGTCGTTTAATTGTTTTTGTAACGTGTTAACATCACTAAAGTATTTTGATATTAAAATATTAATATTATTTTGTTTTATTTGTTGAGAAAGTCGTATATTACTTTGAATAATTTTAATATTATTATTTAACGTAACGTTTAATATAGAAACGCTAAAAGAATATCTTTTTTGAAATTCAATAATTCTATTTTTTTTATAAAGTTCTAACTCTTCACTCATTATGATATATAAAAATATTAAAAGTATCTCAAAAATATTCATTGATAAATTATGTAGTCATTTTAGACTATATAATTATTTTTATATTTTTTATTTTTATATTTTTATATTTTTATTTTTATATTTTTTCTCATTTTTCTTTCCGGTCGGTGTAATAAATTATTTAAGCGGTAGACTCTTTAATAGCCTTGGCGAAATGAGGAGACATGTATCTTTGAAGGTTGAAATAAGTAAGTTCATCACTCTTCTTTAGTTTTAAAAGAGTAGCAAGTTTGGTGTCAGGATTAATTTTACGTCCATTTTCCTTGTCTTGAAGATTGTGAGCACGAATGTAGGTATTAATTTCACGTGTAACTTCAGTACGAGCCATTTCAGAACCAGAAGGCTTTTCAAGGAATTTGGCAAGCTCATCAGAGATTCTGGTAGGCTTTACAAATCCAGAAGGAGCACGGTTTCCAGCCTTGCGCTTACGTTTGGATGATTGTTTTTGAGCGGTCTTTAGTTCACGACTCCATTTCTTCTCAAGGGTTCTATATTCAGCTTTTAAGGATGAGATAAGAACACCAAGTTGTTGAAGTTTGGCAAGGAATTCGACCGATTGTTCAGCAAGAGGAGCCTCACCATCAGCGGATTCAACAACAGGAACATCAACAACACTAGCAACAACAATATTATCAACTTTAGCTTCGGACTTAGGAGCCTTAGCCTTCTTAACAGCCTTTTCTACAACAGGGGTAGAAGCAGCAACAGATTCAACAACAGGAGCAACAACAGGAGCAACAACAGTATCAACAGATTTGGTAGTCTTAGTTCTAGCCATCTTATTATACTATATCTAAACATTTACTTTTTAAGTGATTTAACGCAAATAATATATATTGTTACGATAATATGGTAATAAATATCTTAATAAAACATCTACATATATTTAAAAATAACTCACTGATTGATAAAGCCAAGGAAGAGATGTAGCAGCGTCTTCATTTACTAAAGTTAAAGCACCTAGAACATAATAGGCACCTAAAGATTTACTGTCAACATCAATACCGGTATTTACTATTTTTTCTAAAATTTCTAGAATTACTTTTTTAACATTAACAATATCGACTTCTGTATGAAGGTATGCTACACTTAAATGCCTAAATGGATCACCTATAGGTGGACAAATATTTCTTTTTACTTCAATAGATAATTGTGCCCTATAATTCCAAATATCATTAAGTTCTCTCATAAATTTTATTAGTTGAGTTCTTGATAAAGAGAGAAACCATTGAGAACTTGTATAATTACCTAAAGCATCTATATTTTGAAAAAGCGTTAATGCTCTCATTTCAACATTTTTTTCATTTGAAAGAATTAAATTATTATCTTCATTTTGTAAACATATATCTTTTTTTAATATTTTGCTTAATCGTAATAATGATTTTATATTTTTAAATATACCTTCTGGAATTAGTGCACGATTATATGGATTTTTTATTTTACTACCGCATTTACAAAATAAGTTATATATAGAAACTATGTCAAAACCATAAATAAATCCATCTACATCTTTAAAGCTTATAAATTGATTAAATTTAATTTCTTCTAATGGCTCCATTGTAATAAAATCTACACTATTAGTACATAATTTACGGTTTATATATGCGGGTCCATGCAGTCGATTATATGTCCTCTGAAATACGCCTCTTAAAAACTTTTGGATTTTAATTAAATATGATGACAAATAAAGAAATGAAAAAATTCTAATTACTAACTCATTTTTATTTCCACTTATTTTTAATTTATAATGTTTTGCTATTGTTTTTAATTGTGTGACATTATAATTATATTTCACAATATCATTATATTTTACTATTGTTGGAATACTAATTTCATCATCCGTTATTTTTAATGGTTTTTTTATATTTGGAATCATTTTTGATGATTTATCAATTAAAATATTCATATACTCATCAACTGGTGTATCATGTATTTTATTTTTTTTTGTAAAAATCGTCATATATATATTATAATTATATTTTTCTTTTTGAATTGTTTTAAATATTAATAAAATGTTTAGACCTGTTCTCATTTAAAAAAACACATTTTTATACAAATATACAATAACACTCCATGTGTGAAAATACTAAAACGAAATCCAAAAAGAAGGCATAGTTCCAGAATACAAGACAAAACAACCCACATTGGCCAAAATATGAGCATTTCCATGACAAAGTGTGCTATTCCAACAGTTTCCGTTTTCATAACCCTTGACTTTGTAATAAATCCCAAACACATAACTTATCACAGCCAAACAAAAAATAACATAAAATGGTGTCTGGTATTGTCCTCCATATGCTCTCAAAGCTTGATAAAAGACTGCAAAATGGGCGTAAAATATATCCACATACCTTCTCCATGAATAGTCTGGTTTTCTCCAATAATTAATACTGGTTACCCAAACACCAAGTGGAAGAATTATGTAATCATAGTGTCTCATTTGATAACAATAAATCGATGATGCTAAAAATAACCAAGAAGTTTTAAATAAATACATATATTGGGAATGAGGTAATAAAAGTCCATGATAAAGCCCATCTGAATCAGGTTTTTCTTCTTTCCATCTTAGAAAATACATCCAACCTGATTCGGAGTCGGATTCATAAATAGTAGGCATTTTTTTCTCAAGCAAATATTTTAAGGGTTTGACTTTGCGATTCAAAGGACGAAAAAAAAATTTCATTCTGGTGTTTTACTTTTTATAAATAAAAATGTTTTTATTTCTTTTTATTTATAGTTAATTTACTTGTTACACTTTTTCTCATTTAAAACGCAGATTTTGTAATGTAATATATTCAAATAGTATAAATATATATTTGTGTGTTGTAATAGTTAATGAACATTAAAAAATCATTACCAATAATAGGTTTTAGTAGTTGGTGTGGATTAGGATTTATTCGTGGAATAAACTCTTATAATAATAATAATAAATGTGGAAAAAATAATTATTTATATGTAAATTCAGTATGTTATGGATTTTTTGGAATAGTAATGTATATTAATCCATTCTTCCTACCAGTTTTTGTATATAAAGAAATATACCGATTAGAGGTTAATTTAAGAAATTTAGAAAATGAAAAAAACACAAAATATTATAATAATTTGTTGTAATTGAATATATTTTACATTACAAAATGAGCGTTTTAAATGAGAAAAGGTGTAAAAGGTGGAAAAAGGTTGATTAATATCGTCTCTTTGTTCCTCCAGTCTTCTTATTTCTTTTTGTCTTTGCTGCTCCTTTTTTTGGTTTTGGTTTATAATCATAATCATCTTCATCATCAAAATCATCAAAGTCATCTTCTAATAATTCCTCATCATTTTTATTATTATCACCAAAAAATCCAGATCCGAAAAAACCTTTATCA